GGGTGTGTTTGATTTAGATGAGTTTTGCTATTCTCCACAAGAAATAGATATTAAACAGATTTTGAGAGAGTATCAAAATACACGATATCAAGAAATTATAATTGATTGGTACTGGTTTGGTTCAAACAATTTGATAGAACAACCAAAGGAAATTGTACATTCCTTTACAAAAAGATGTAAACAATTGTCAAAAGACATAGCATATCAGCATTTTTTAATAGACAGACTTGATACGATTGGATACCACTATGAATGGTGTTGTAAGAGTTTTGCTAAAACTAATTTAGTATCACATATACGTCATCATTATAATAAATTTAATGCATATGATAAAAAAGACTATATTTCATTAGGTAAAAATTCAACATTTAGCATAAATTTATCAAACAAAAAAATCATGTTTATTAATCACTATTTAGGATCTTATAAATACTACATGAACAATAAGGTAACTAGGGGCTCATGCAATAATAATACTAAATTAACTATTAACAAATCTAAAATATATAATATTATTAACTGTAATACTGTTGAAGATATAGTGTTATCTAACCAAAATATGATGTTACATATATGATCCCTATTTTTTGTATACATTTAGATAGAGCAACCGAAAGAAAAAGTTTGATAAAACAGAGATGGATCGAAGGACTAGATTTAGATATTAATTTTTGGCCCGCTTATGATAGAAGAAATATTGCAGATGGTTCGCTTCTTTATCCTTTTAATTATAGTGAGGGTAGAGCAGTGTCCTGTATGGGCAGGGCTTTAAATGAAGGAGAAATTGCTTGTGCTATAAGTTTTTGTATGTTGTATCAACACATATTAGCAAATAATATAGAAGAATGTATTGTAATGGAAGACGATGTTATTCCATTGGTAAACAATAAGGACGAAATAATAGAATCAATCAAACGAGGCAAGGAAGAATTTGAATCAGCAGATGTTATGATACTTCATCAGCCAGCATTTATTGACACGATGAATCATCCTACCAGTATTTATTATCATAAAAAAACACACTTTTCTTTATGTCATGCTGCTCCTTGGGGTAATTTATGTTTATATGTTAATATAAGAGCAGCAAAAGATATATATGAAATCTTAAAAACTTTGAATTATGTAGCAGATTACCCTCAAAGGAAATTGGCTATACAAAATAGAGTTATTATTGCAAATAAGCCGATTTGCCAACATTATGAACCGAATAATGAAGAAACCAAAACATATATTGGTAATGATTTTAGGCAATCAAATAGAAAGTTTATAGCATAATGATTAGTATATGTATATTAAACTGGAATTGTAAAGATATTATCGAACAAACAATACCTCTAATTATAAATGATTTAGAGGGAATACTTCCATATGAAATTATTATCTATGATCAAGCATCGTCGGATGGATCTGTAGAATATCTTCAAAATATTCAAACAAATAATATACATGTAATATTTGATCAAAAAAACAGCGGTAATTCCATTGCTAGAAATCAGATGATTCGAAAAGCACAATATCCATATATTTTGCTATTAGATTGCGATATTATTCCTATAAGAAATTCTATTTATAGTATGATAAACTTTATGGAGAATAACCCAAACTATGCATTTATTGGATATGATTGTTATTCATATTCTGATAACATGGAGAATATATCTAACAGAGAATATGGGATAAGTCACAATGACATTTTGAATTGGCGTAATAAAGTGGCATTTTCTCAATATGGTATTTTTAGAAAATATATTCTTGATAATCTTCCTTTTCCAGAATTTTATCCATTTGATAAGCCTGGATGGGGAGCAGAGGACGATATTCTGGGTCATGCTATACACAATAGTGGTCTTGGTATGGGTGGATGTATTAGAAATAGGGTTTATTATCATCAAAAAACTAGCAGTCAATTTCACTTGGGTATGGATTTATTTCACAGAAGTCATATCGAAAGAGTTATTGCATTATTCTATTTTACAGAAATCTTGTCTCAGTCTGAGCAGGCTTATGCTTTAAAGTATTCGGTTCTACCTAGTACGCACTTAAAATGTAATAAATATTATTGGGATATTCAAAATAATCTAGGAGATGTAGCCACAGACTATTTATTACAAAATTATTTTCCATTTTTATCTTTTGATCCTAAAGAAAAAAATAACTTATTAATATTTGGAGGAACTACTTTTAATCATATAGAAAATGCTAATCAAAAATATAATGCAGATTTTAGAAATATTCTATATTTTGGTGTGGGTTTATCGAAACAGTCGGAGATTAATCATGCTAATACTATGATAAAAAACAAAAACATGTCTCTGTGTATAGTTCCTAGGGGAGCAAAAAGTCATGAAGAATTTTTCAGGAACGGATTTTCATGCGAAAGACCTTGCGGAGATGTTTTGCAACTATTTGCTGCTATGCCCAAAGCACAACACGATTCTTTAAAAACAGAATTATTGGTACACGATATTTGGCATCCAGATCTGATTAAGCCTAATAGTACTGAATATATCTCAGTTAGAGTAGCAGACAATAATGTTTTTACAGAAATTCCTTTTTTTGGACTAACTCAATTTTTACATTTGATTAATCAGGTTAGTAAAGTATATTCTTCGCAAATCCATCCAATATTTATATCTGCCCTACTAGGCAAACCATGTATGCTACATCAGAAAGATTGGAGAGCAGAAGATCTCAAATGGTTCACTAATTTTAAGTTAGATATGACCCCATACGATGCAACAAAACTAAGATTAGATGCACAAAAAAATATTGTTCCATTTGCTATGAGTTTTTTCAAATATATCAAGGCATTTAAATGAAAAAGATTCTTTTTATTCTAGGAACAAGACCAGAAGCAATAAAATTAAATCCAATAATAGCATGTGCTTCAAAATATTTTGACACCAAAATTTGTTTAACGAATCAACACCCTAATATAAATTATTTTTTACAAGACAATAGCGGTATAGTTGAGCTGCCTAATATCCCACACAAAATAGACTTACCTAAAACAACAGGGTTGATCCTGCAAAATCTATCGGATAATCAAGATATCAATAGTTGGCATCCTGATTTAATCATAGTGCATGGAGATACTTCTTCAGCATTATCTGGAGCATTGTATGCTTTTCATAAACAAATAAAATTATGTCATATAGAATCAGGATTACGAACTCATCAAAAACTATCTCCATTTCCAGAAGAAGCCAACAGGTATATCATTGACTATCTCGCGGAATATCGATTTGTTCCAACTGTGTATGCTGAATCTAATTTAAAAAGAGAAGGAATAATAGATAATGTTTTTATGGTAGGTAATTCAATAGTTGATGTCATCAACAAAAATAATGAACTAATTAATAAACCTTTTATAGTTGGTAAATATGGACTAGTAACTCTACATAGAAGAGAAAATTGGAATAATGTTATAGAAGATGCGCTCAAAGAAATAGGAAGATTTGCAAAAACATTTCAATATCCTATTATTTTTGCATTGAATAACAATCCAGTCCTACAAAATAAAATACAGAATATATCAAAGATTAACAAATATATATATCCTATATCATTTGTAGATAATATTGTATTTCATAATGCGTTAAAATATTGTCAATTTGTAATAACAGACAGTGGTGGCGTTCAAGAAGAAGCGGTTTGTTTCGGCAAACCCTTATTAATCATGAGAGAATATACTGAAAGACAAGAGATAATAGCAAATAACTGCGGTTTTCTCGTAAGTCCTTCTAGTGTTTACAATCACTTAATAGAAATTATAACACATAATATTAAATTTAACTATTGTCCTTATATGTATGGACAGAATAATGTGTCACAAAAGATAGTAGAGATACTATATGAAAATATTTTGCATTAATCTTGAAAGAGCCAGTGACCGTAAAAATTATATGATTGATCAATGGTGCAATGGCCTTGGTCTAGACATTGATTTTTGGTCGGCATATGATAAAAATTTTGTTAATCATAATTTATTAGAATTCCAATACAATGATAAAAAATGTCATAAATTTTTTAATAGGTCATTAAGTAATGGAGAAATTGCTTGTGCTATATCTTTTTACCAATTGTTTAAGTATATATTAAATAATAACATTGAAGAATGTATAATTATGGAAGACGATATAGAGAATATAGCAAAAAACAAAGAAGAAATTTTAACTAAAATCCATCAAGCAAAGCAAGAGTTTCCCAATTTACAAATGCTATTAATGCATGAAATATCAAACAAACAAAAGAATAATTCAAAACATTCCTATGGTGCAACTTTAAAAGAAATATATTACATCAAAAAAAAGACAGCATCGTTATGTAAAAGGGCTCCATGGGGGAATCAATGTTTCTATATTACTAAAAAAGCAATACAGTTAATTTATAATCGCTTGCTCACTCAAAATAAAAATATAGAAATTTGGCACCCCGCTGATTATTTTTCTTCTTTTTATCTTTGTCCTGAAGGCTTGGTATGTATATTAAATAAACCAATTTGTAAACATGATTGGGAAGGAAAAAAAATTCCTAGTTATATTGGCAATAATATTAGAGTTCCTAGCCAAAATCTAACAATAGAACTCCATGGGGATTTCAATAAACAGTATAAGTTTGGATGCGTAATAGGATGTTATGGTAGAACAAAATTACTTAATGAAACAATCCAACAAATCAATAAAAGCTTTATTCCAAAAGATATGATTTTTATCATAATCGATGATGCCAGCAGAGAAAAAATACAAATCGATCTTAATTATGATCATATTATTGTACATAAGTCTATTAATAAGGGTATAGCAAACAGTTTAGCTATTGGTTGGGACATATTATATTTGCTAAATGTAGAGTATTTATTAAATCTGGATGCGGATACGGAAATTTCTCCAAACTGGCTGTCATCATTGTTAAATGTTTATCAAGAATATTCTTCTTCTCTTTGTATTGTGACAGGCTTCAATGGCAAATTTAACAATGGACGTGTTGGACACCCTATCATTTCAACAAATAAAAGATATAACATCAAAAAGTCCATTGGTGGTATTAACATATTTTTTCATAAGAGTATTTACAAAGAATTAGTTCGCAAATCTGTTACAGATTATGAGTCTATGCCTGGGTCTGTGGATCAAGTAATAGAGACATCTAATAATTATGGGACCAACCCCAAATTAGATCCTAGACCATTTTTCAACGGCTGGGATTGGGGTCTTAACTCATTGTGTGTTAAGAATCAGATTACTATTTTGTCACCTCTGTCATCAGTAATACAACATAAGGGCGAGCATGGCATAACTTCTAGATCAGATGCTTTTGAAATAAGTGAAGATTATCAATCTATATGCGTTCCAAAAATCATTCATCAGTTATGGAGAGATGAAAATATTCCAGATCATCTTAAGCTAATGCAGCAAAGCGTGATAGATAATCATCCAGACTACGAATATAAATTATGGAAAGATAGCGACATATTAAAGTTTATTGAAGAGTTTTATCCGGAAATGTTTCATTATTATAATTCAGGAATAGAGCATATCATCCAACAAATAGATTTTATACGTTTATTATTAATATACCATTATGGCGGTATATACATAGACTTAGATTCGATATGTCTAAAACCAGTAAACGATATATTAAATTACCCATGTTCTTTTATAAATACAAAAAAGCATGAAGCATTTGTTGATAAATATTATCCATTAATAATCAATAATGCATTTATTGCTGCTGAAAAACAAAACAATTTTATTAAACAAATATTATTACATATTATAGACTATCATGACCCAGTTGATTATAAAGAATATTGCACGTTTAACCCAGCATATACTAAAATTTTAAAATCCGCAGGTCCGCTTTGTATAACGGATGTGTACCTAAAATATCAATTTCAATCAATGATTAATCTTTTACCCAATACATACTATTATGGATCAGATTATGACAAAAAATTGACAGCAGAAGAGATTTTAGGGTATGGAATACAGTTGGGTAACGGTATTCATGATTGTCATTTTATACATTTACATGAAAGTAGCTGGTGGAGAAATAATAATAATGAAACAATTAATCCACCATTAAATCGATATTTTGACGATCATAATCTTGACATAAAGAAAAATATGGCTAAAATAGAATTAATATCTAAATAAGGAGACAAATTAATGATAGTACTAGCTAGATTAAAAGGTATAACGGGAACATTAGACACAGAAACTGATGTTTTTACCCCTAGGGAATGGACACCAGAAGAAGAAATTAGATACGGAAATATTGTGACATATGAAGAAGTAGTTTTAGCAAAACTAAATGATGTTACTGGAGTATTGAATAAAACGACAGGAGTATTTACTCCTCGTGCTTGGACAGAAGAGGAAAATGCTCGTTATAATAATATTGTTATTTAATATTTAAGATATTTAAGTTTAGATAATACGGTATCATAAGATACTGATAGTCTATCTATAGCCCATAATGTTGAAGAATCATTAGGAATAATAACATTAGGTTGTTTATATATTGTACTATCGCAAGAAAAAGACATAGAACAAGAAGGTATATGTTTTAATATTTCTTCCGATAATATATTATATTTACCATAAGGATAAAAATATGCCAAAACATTATTATGAATATTATTTTCTATCTCTTGTTTAGATCAAAGATAATCTTCTATAAATTTTTTAGCATATTGATCTATGTCCTCACCATCTTTAATTAAACAGCCAACTCTTTGGTTTACGTTTATAGATTGTGGTTCATGCATATCATATGAGTGACTTTGAAAATCAATATATCCAGAATCATACATTTCTTTCATTTGTAACCAATTTAATTTTTTAATTTCGTAGACGGTTGGATTATTTATTCTTTTTACAATGACGGAGACCGTTGCTTTCATTTTTAGATCTGTTAATATATTGTATGCATGGCGGTATACCCCGCTATATGCGTCATCAAAAGTGATCATAATACATTTGGGCGGTAACGGAACACCATGATAAATATAATTTAGAAGATCATTGATACATATTGTAGTAAAATTATTTTTAATGTATTGCATATCATGATAAAATTTGTTTGGATGCACAACCATATATTGATTATATATTTGATTATGAATATCATGGTACATTAAAACCGGCAAACTTTTCATAGGAGATTTATATGTTAGAAGAACAAAAAACCATAGAGTTTTTAGTAAATAGAGTTAAACAGTTAGAATTGGATGTTCAATACGAATTACACCGTGCGAGCGTAGCGGAACAGAAATATGAACAACTTTACAATACTGTTAATCAAGTAATAAATCAATTATCAGTTAGTATTGATAATATAGATAAAACCCCAACAGCGATTGGTTAAAGAATCGAATACGGAATGACGATACTTGACAACGGGACCAGCGTATGTTATACTACGCTGAACACAGGAGGCTATTTGGATGATTCACGATTTTAATTATGTTTGGAATATGGTTAGTGATCTTCGTGCTACGAGCAGCACTATTGATAAGCAAGAAATTATTGATGATTATTGTAATCATAATTCTGAGGCTGCAAGTTTTGCTAAGAAAATTCTACTCTATACCTATCATCCTCTTTGGCAATATAATGTCACAAGTGATAATCTCAAGAAGAAAAACTCTTTGAGAGGAAAGTCCTATAAGAATTTTTTTGATCTGCTAGATGACCTAAAGAGTCGCAAAATTACTGGTCACGATGCTATTGGGGCAGTTCACACTTTTATTGACAGTCATTCAAATAAAAACAATATCGAAGAACTCATTTACTGTATTATTGATAAAGATTTGAAAACCCGTGCTGGTGACAAGATTATCAACAAGGCTATTGCTGACCATATTCCAGAATTTAGTGTTGCTCTGGCAGATAAATACGAACCTAAACTTGTAAGTTGGAAGGACGGGTGGTATGTTTCTAGAAAGATTGACGGTGCTAGATGTATCGCTATTGTCGATACTGATAGTAATGTTACCTTCTATTCCCGCACAGGAAAAGAGTTTGATACTCTTGGCGTTGTCGCTGATGGCATTAAGGCTCTTGGTGTTAAGGATGTAGTATTTGATGGAGAACTTTGTCTTGTGGATGATGAAGGTAATGAAGATTTTCAGGGGGTTATGAAACAACTGAAAAAGAAGGATCATACCATTCCTAATCCGTCATATAAAATTTTTGATATGATCTCTCACGATGAATTTTATAGCAAGAAGGGCGAAAAAAATAAGCCATATTCTATTCGTTTTGCTAATCTGAATGAAGTTATGAAAAAGAACGAGTGTCCGTGCCTCACTGTTCTGTATCAAGAACTAATTAAAGATGACGAACATTTTGCTGAATGGTCTGTTACGGCAAAAAACGATGGATGGGAGGGTCTAATGCTTCGTGCTGATGAGCCATATAAAGGCAAGCGATCCAAAGACCTTCTCAAGTTTAAAAACTTCTTCGACGATGAATATGCAGTAGTTGATGTTGAAATGGGACCATTTCGCTATGTATTGAATGGCAAAGAGCATGAGGAAACTATGCTTTCTTGCGTGATGATTAAACACAAAGACCATATTGTTCGTGTTGGTAGTGGCTTCTCTATTGATCAAAGACAGGAGTTTTATTGCAATCCATCTAAAATTCTTGGGAAAATCATTACTGTACAATATTTTGAAGAAACAAAAAATCAAGATGGCGGTATTAGTTTAAGATTTCCGACATTCAAAGTGTTACATGGGACAACCAGATCTGTATAAAAACATATCTGTAATATATATAGCCATAAATAAGTGTGCAAACACATCTTTCAAAAAGATATTGACTAAATATAGTCATATTATTATTCCACATAATAACTTAAAGAATGAGAATCTCACATACAATTTACATTATATTTGTGAATTACCTATATGGAATTCATGTTTTAAGTTTACTGTGATTAGGAATCCAATAGACAGATTTATATCTTCTATCAACTTTTTTTGTGATTTTTGTTTGATAAACAATGAGAAATCATCAGTTGATTATGTTCTGAATATTATTTCTAACGATCAATATGATTATGATTTATATGGTGGTCATCACTCTTTTATCAAAAGACATACATTGCCTATGAGTCATAATCATTATCGTATCATAAAAAATGATCAACTCAATATTGACTATATCTTCAGACTAGAAAATCTTGATAAGGAATACAAAAATTTATGTCAAAAAATATTTATCGAACATGAGCCTCTACCTAAACTAAATCAATCCAAACCAATGTTCACCAAGGATATGCTAAATAATTCGCAGATAAGCAGAATATGCGAAATCTATAGGAGAGATTTTGAGTTTTTTGGATACGAGCCTTGACAAGCGATATACGATAGTGTAGAATCGCTAGCACACACTTTTGGAGAAAACCATGATTGTTGAGAATACCGTAATTCCTGTTCAGAACACTACGATGGATAAGACTAAGGCTGATACATTCTTTGCTACTTTTCCACGCGATAAGGTTGTAGCATACAAGGAATATTGGGAAAGCGTTCGTCCACAAAATGTGGAAGATATTTTCCGCCGTTATCTGTTTGCGTATTGCTCTGTTCATACAACTTGGAAGGGCAATTGTTCAGGATACAGCGCTATTAAAAACTTTAATGAATGGGTAGATGACAAAGAAGTCTTGCGAGAAAAACTTCACAAGAGCGGAGTAGGACTACACAATAATCGTACAACTTATATTTGGGATTTTGCTACTAAGTTTTGGGCCAATCCTAAAGATTTCTATTTTACTTCCAAAAAGGGTCATGTTAAGAAACGTGATGCTATTGTAGAAAAAATTAATGGCATTGGTTTGGCGAAGGTTAGTTTTGCTCTAGAAATGATTCATCCTAATGAGGCTAGAGTATTGTGTGGTGACGTTCATCAACTTCGCCTTTACGATATGGAACATCTGAAATATAATAAGAGTCGATCTGGCACTAATTCGTATAAGAAGATGGAGCGTCACTGGATGGTTAATTGTGGTAAAAATAAAATTCCTTCATATATTGCTCGTTCTATTTATTGGGATGCATTGCAAAAGAAGGAAGATAGCAGGTACTGGAGTTTTGTTCTGGAGGATTAAATGAGCGAAAATGGAAAGGGTTCTCGTACTCGACCTAAGAGTGTTGATTACAAAACTTGGGAGAAAAATTACAACAAAATTTTCGGCAAAAAGGACGGCAAGACGAAAAAAAAATTCAAGTCTGGCAGTTGACAACGCCGATGATATGAGGTATACTAAGGAAAACAACGCGAGGTTGTGTCAATCATGCGATTGAGCCAAGCGTTGAGTTAATTGGTTAGTTATTTTGGAGGTTTATTATGGCTGATGTAATTACAACTGAGAAGCAGAAGCGTGTTCGTTGCAGCGATGAGCAGTTCCTTGAGGCAGTTTTCTCTAGCAAGACTTATGCTGAGATTGCTGCAAAGACGGGTCAGAAGGTTGCTAGTACTATGGCTCGTTATGCCCGTACTAAGGCCGCTTTGACCAAGAAGGGTATTGAACTCCCCGCTATGGAACGAGCGAAGCCTGTTAAGACGGTAGACAATGTTGAGGCTATGGCCGAAGTTGTTCGTCGCCTCAAGGCTCATACCAACGGCTGATGATATCGTTTGTTAATCCAAACAGTAAACAATCTTCTACAATGATTTCGGTGATGAGGCACAAATATAATAAACCTCGATATCGCTTTGATTGTTGTAGTTGATTGTTTATATGGGAGCGTAGTCCAACGGCAGAGACATCGGACTTAAAATCCGTCCAGTATGGGTTCGAATCCCATCGCTCCTACTATTAAAAGGAATGTAACATGAATACTAATTCTCATCCAATTGAAACTATTATTGATTTTGCTTGGGCATCTGGTGCTGACAGATTTTGGATAAACAATGCTAAGGACGAATTAAAGAAACTCAGGGCAGAAAATGAAAAACTGAAAAGGTTTTTTGAACATCCTATTGCATTTGCTAGGATAAACGATAGATTAGATCTATACGATTTGAATATTCAAAATAACCCATTTAATGATCAAAGTACGGTTGTTCCACTCTATTCTAATAGAGAAGAGTTTTTGAAAGGAGATTGGAAGGGATGCCACTATGGTAAGTCACCCGAATAAAATGTTTAGAGGATGGTGTTCTAATGAAGGTAATCAACGATCTAATATTCTTCACTATCATATTTATACTATTAGAGACATCACTGACTATAATGGCGGCGTTATTCCAGAAGAAGTAAATGCTTTAGAAGAATATTTTAACATTGATGGTTTGGCAAAAAGCGAACCGTATTATGCCGTTTATGCAACATTTAAGATGAATATCCCTAGAGGCCCAATTAAAATTTTTGAAACTGAAGAATTACGTTCTGCAATATTTATTATTGAACAATTAACTGGCAATAAAGTTATTGAAAATGAAATACAAAATTGATATTCATGAATCTTTTGAAGAGGGCGGTTCTGCTGAGTTCTATTCTATTAAACATTCTAGTACACTTGGTTTCAAGCAGTTTAAAAACAAAAATTGGGCAATAGACGCTTATACAAAACAAAAATTACTAAGCAAACTTGGGTTGGCCCCTAAAGTTTATGGAGAAATTTGCAGACTAACTTTTGATGATCCTCTATTGAAAGATCATATTACTGGCTGGGGCTTTATTACAGAACGAGCGAAAACAGTAGATGAAAAATCAATGAGAAAGAGATTAAGCGAAATACAAAATTTAGTAAACATTATACATGATAAAACTGGACTGAAATTTTGGGATTGTCATTACTATAATATTGGTTATGTAACCAGAAATAAAAAATCTAAACTAGTTTGTATAGATACCGGAAAAGAAAGTTTTGATAGGGAATGTAATGCTTGGGGATTTTCAGAACCCGGCCCTAAGTGCAATTATTGTAAAAAATATCAATGTAAATGCTCCATTTATTAATGGTCATAATGGTGTATTAAATTTTAGGCTATTTTCAATGGAGTTTACACAATGTCTAAAGATATAGATGATCTTTATAAAGAACTCAGCAGACTAAATAAAGAAATCAACAGTACAAAAAATGAGTTTTCTCAGGATTTAACAGATATTAAGAAATCATTTAAAGGGCTTGATAAAAAAATTAGCCTGATTCTAAATAAAATTCAAGAATTTGAAGTAATAATGGATGCTGCTGAGTTAATTGAAGAACAGATGGAAGAAGAAGAGGAGAAATATAATACCGAATGGAGTCCTTATGATGATGAGGACTATGGTGGTGAAGAATACGACAACTATGATTCGGATTCTGACGAGGAATACTGATGGCTAGTTTAGCCTTGTTAGTTACTCTAATGTTTTTATTTGTTGTTTTATTGGGACCAGCAACATTTCTTTTAAGCAAATCGGTTTATATTCCAAGATTTATTATATGGATTTTGGGCCTGTTGAGTGTAGGTGTTGGATTTTATTGGTTTTTCTTGCCGGTTAATTTTCTTAAGTTTTTTGGATTGCTTACAGCATATTTAGGATGGCTGGCGATACAATCTAAAGAAAGGTGACTTGACAAGCCGATAACCTATGGTATGATTGGCGTATCACGGGAACGATTCACAGGATATTTGGAGAAAAACAATGAAGTTGGCTGATCGCGTTATTGAGACTCATAGTACTGGTGTTCAGAGTGCATCGGGTTTTACGATTGCCCAAACCAGTAAAATGTTTAAGATTTTGTCGGACTCTCTATATTCCGATAAGGTAATGGCGGTTATTCGTGAACTGTCTACCAATGCTTATGATAGTCATGTTAGTGCTGGCAATAAAAATCCTTTTAAGGTGACGTTGCCTACTGCTGCTAATCCTAATTTTATTGTGCGTGACTATGGTACTGGTCTTAGTCAGGCAGATATGGAGAACCTGTATACTACTTATGGTGCATCCAATAAGAATGATAGCAATGATTTTGTGGGCTGTCTTGGTCTAGGTTCTAAGAGTCCTTTTGCTTATACTAAGAGTTTTACTACCAGTTCTTATTATAATGGTCAAAAGTACACTTATATCGCCGCTATTGACGATAATGGTGTGCCTACCCTTAATCTGTTTAATGTAAGCGATACTGACGAACCTAATGGTCTTGAAATTAGTTTCGCTGTTAAGCAGTATGACTTTACTGAGTTTAGTCAGAAGTCTATTCGTATCTTCCATTACTTTAAGATGAAGCCTATTATTGAGGGTGGTGTTATCACTTCTCTCAAGGATCATGCTTATAGCAATAAGAATATTGTGATTAGTGGTGAAGGTTGGAGGGTATGCCGACTTTCTAATGATAATACTCATTATCCCAGCACATATCATCATATTGACAGTGGTATTGTTGCTCTTATGGGTAATATTGCATATCCTGTTGTTGCATCTCAACTTGTGGGCGAACAAAAAGCAGATCAACCTGAGCATATTGCCAAGTGGAATAGGGCTTTTGGTAAGGCCGACATTGATAGTTGGAAGAGTTTCGTAACAGAAATTCTTAACCAAAATCTTTATCTTGAACTGGACTTTGGTATCGGGGAACTTGAAATGGATGTTTCCCGCGAAGGATTGCAGTATACCAAGGCTGTCATTAAAGCCCTTCGTGAAAAGACTCAGGGTATTTATCTTGAGATGAAGGAAGAATTTAGTAAGAAAATTGCTGCTGCTAAAACCAGAATTGAAGCAATCAGCACATATTATCAGTTGAATGATCTTGCTGGTGGATGGGGCGTTGGTGCTTCATGGACTGATAGTAATGGTAAGGTTCATAATATCAATAGTGGCGAAGATATTGAATATAAGATTGGTGCTGGAAAGGCTCTGTATGTTTTTAATTACAGAACCTCTGGATATCGTTCTCGCCGCATGGTCTATATGACAAATCATCTCCATCATAATACTCTTACGGGTAAGGGTGAATACTACTATAGTAGTCAGCGTAAAACTGGGCCACTTAGTTTCTTCGTATGCGACGTTAAGAGTGAAGAAACAGCCAAGAAGATCGTGACTCGTTATTGTAACGAGAAGGATTGTTTTGCGTATCTGATGATCGACAGTAAGGATATTTCAAAGTCCAATGAGGGTTTTGATAAACTTATTGAAGATGTTGGTAGTCATAATATTCTTAAGGTCAGCGACTATAAGGACTTGATTAAGAGTAACTCTCCACGAAAGCCTGGAGTTAGAGGTTCTAAGGGTAGTGTCAGTGATCAAGATGTATTCTTCATTCATGGAGCATCAAAGGATGCTGGTAGTCTCAGTGTAGAATACAATGATGCTCTTAATCTTAAAACTCTTACTAGCGACGAACTAGATGAACTCATCGACCAAGATAGTATTATTTATGTTCCTATTTTGCGTTATCAAAGCACACCAGAATTTCCTAAGATTAGCAATATTGTGGGATTGTTTAGTAACGAAAATATTAAGAGTCTGTTTGGTAATATTAAGGTTTATGCTATCAAGAGTAATTTTGTGTCAAAACTGCAAAATGAAGGATATAACCTTACTGACTTTAACACTTGGCTAAAGAATATTCTTTCAACTTATGTTAAGGACTACTTTAACAGTGCCAATGAATACAACTCTATTGTTGAATTCTACAAAAAGGAATTCATCACTAAGGACGAAGATAACGGTAATAATTATTACTGGAATCATGGAACATTGGTTAGTCAGTTCTCTTGTCATATGTTGAGTATTTTTGGTCTTGACTATAAGAAATATATCAAGAATACTGAACTATCCAATGTGATTGATAATTTTCTTGTTATGGAATTCTTTGCTGATACTATGCACAGAGCAACTTTTGATCTGAAACGATTCTCTCAAACTGAATATTTTGATCACATTAACTCCTTGCTAAAGGATCGAGGTATTGATAATCTTGACAGCAAAGAACTCAAGAAGAAAAATGTACAGTATAATACTTTAGTAAATAAGATTGAACATGAGATGTTTGGACAGTCTGACGATGCTGAGTCTTATATTAAATTGTTTAAGTCTGAGACTAAAGCAATCAAGCATAAGTTGACCAAAGCGGCTGATTTGAAGAAAATTCTTAAAGTCGAGGTTGACAAGAACCCGATGTTGAAGTATATTATGGGAAGCAACCAGCATAACGGCAATCTTAGAGATTTGGACAGTAAGAATAATCCTATCTCTCAATTTGCTGATTCTTACTACGGTAAGAGAAATAGTGCTTGGATTGAGAGTATGGACAGTGATAAGGTTGAGTTGTTCAAGATTCAGTTGAGTAGTCTAATTAAGTAAATTTCACAGGTAACAAGGAGTTTTAATTATGTCCGTTCCGTTTATGTTTGTTGATGGCAACCTCACGGTTGTTCTTAATAATAAGAGTTATCAGGTTTTGCCAGATCATATTAACTATAAGATGATTCTTGAGGCACTACCTACTGCAACTGCTGATGAGTTGCTATCAATTGTTGATGTAGAAAAGGCAGTCGCCGCATTTAGTGACGGTCTCGTTGAGATTAAAAACGGACAAGTTACTTATGAGGGTGAGGTTGTTCATGGTAGCATCAGCAAGCGTATTCTGGAGTTTATGAGCAAGGGTCTACCTTTCCAGCCCCTTGTTACGTTCCTGAATAATCTGATGGAAAATCCTAGTATGCAGAGCCAAAAGGAACTATACGATTTCCTTGAGCATGAGCATCTGCCGATTACCGATGATGGTCATTTCCTTGCCTATAAGGCAGTCAGGAGCGACTACATGGATAAGTATCGTGGAACTTTTGATAATCATGTTGGTAAGGTTTGCCAAATGACAAGATCAAAGGTTGACGATGATCGTGCTAGGGGCTGTTCTAATGGACTTCATGCTGGTGCATTGAATTATGTGGCCGGCTATGGTAGTCTTGAGGCTGGCGACAAGATTGTTATTGTCAAGATTAATCCCCGTGATGTTGTCAGCGTTCCCAGTGATTGTAATTTTGAGAAACTTCGCACTTGCCGATATGAAGTTGTCGGAGAGTATCAAGGCGAACTTCTCAAGCCACTTTATTCGGCTAGTCTAGACAGTGGCGTTGATTATGACTATGATGATGAAGAAGAATATGATAATGATTATGATTGGGGATGGAATGATGAGGACGATGAAGATGATGAGGCTTACGCAGAAGACTATGGTGATGATGAAGATTACGACGATTATAACTAATCGTTGAAATGAAGATGGGCCGCTGGTGCGGATACTAGTTATTGATTGGTTCGATTCCAATCCTATCTTTTTTTGCTGATAATGATAGTAATGGGTTTGCTATCCCGGCATGGTTAATTAATTACAGGAATAAGATTATGTTTAATGGAAACCTTGGCTTTAATCCTTACGATAAGAACACAAACAACGCTTTTGATACCAATCATTGTAAGATGAGAGGACAGTTTATTGAGTCTTTTGGTAGTCAGCAAATTTATTGCTATAACGGTAATCCTCGCAAGAAGATTAGTAGTATGGCTCATACTGACCACCTAACAACAGCAGTCCACGCTAACCTTAATAATGATTCAGATGTTTACTTTTATGTAAACGGTGGACGAAAGCAGTATGCTATTAACGAAGTACGAGCCTGTTTTGTTGATATTGATGCTGGTCGAGATGCTAATGGTAATTATCTTTCTTCTAAGGAAGTAATGGCTAAAAAGACAGAGTTTCTTCAGAAGATCAACGGTTTCCCTGTTCAACCTAGTTGGGTTGTTGATACTCGTAATGGTTATCAAGTTTACTGGGTTCTTGATAAAATGAGCAGACAGTCTCTTAACAAGACTCGTTGGAATGGTATCCAAAAGAAACTTGTAAATTACTTTGGCGGAGATGCAAGAGCCATCAAGATTAATCAGATTTATCGTGTTCCTTATACTTGGTGGCGTAAGTGTTGGGAAAAGAAAGCCCCTTATTACTCTACTATTCTTCAAGGCTCAACTGGTCAAACAGTTAATGTTAAGGATTTGATTGAAGCGTTAACTGGTCAACCAGCAACAGTAACTATTGTTCCTAATGCAACGTCTGATGCTTGGTTTGAACAGTGGCGTAAAACATATAAGCAGTCTGATATCACAGGAATTCCTGTAACAGTAGAGGCTGCTCAGAACATTTTGAACGAACTAAATAACCAGAAGGCTGTTTACACTAACAGCACTGCTGATTATTGTGGTCAAAAGAATACTAAAGATAGTGTGTGGGGAGACTTTAATAAGCAGCTCGACAACACCACCAAATATGGAGAATATAAGTGCAATAAGTCTTACGGCAATAACTACGAAAAGGTTTATGGTGATCCGTCGCCAGTATTGCCATCTCATTCTGGTGACAACGGTTTAGATTTGAGTGAGTCCCAGGCCAAACTTTTAAAAACGGTGGTCGAGTACCTCAATCAAGCGTCTACAGCATTGTATTTCAGCAACAACCGATTCCTTTCTGGTGCTGCCCGCGATCTGGCAAACCAGATTAGTGATCAATTTTGTATTGGCTAAGATTTGTGTGTAAGGTGTGGTTGTCACCCACTTTGACACTAACAATAAATAGGTATAAGGGATATAATGTACGAGGATTTTGATGAAGAATACGATGAGGATGATTTTGACAAAGATCACCCTTCCCTAAATCCATATCAGTGGTATTATAAGTTTGATGTTGGTTCAGATACCCCCTTTTCCAAGTGGATACAGGATGTGTTGAACGATTTAAACTTTAGTATTACTAATATCCCTGGCTTTCCTATTAAAAAGTTTCCTGTGAGTAGTTACTTCTCCAATACTGGCAAGGATAAAACCTTCCAGTATTTGGGGAATAACTATCAAGGTAATCCTATATGGAAAAAGAAATACTTTTTACACGACAAACATCATAGCGAGTATATTGCTCATTTGTCTCAGTACACAGAACATTTTTTGAAGCAACCTCATTATTACAAAGGAATGTTCGACATAATGAACTAACCCAAAATGGCTAATCAAACATTTATTATAGATGACTTAGATAAATTTATAGAAAATACTAGAGTATTAATATTCCAAAGTTTTGGATCAGAAACAAAAAAAGACATACTGGATACCGAATACGATATTTCTTTATTGCAACAAGAAGAAAGAGAAGAACTAGACTCTGTTTTATCCCAGGCAGAATGTATACTTATGTCTAAAGACTTTATTAAGGAACAGAAACATAAACAAAACAAAAAAATTAGATATCTTGTTTCTACTAATAACTATATGAAAATGATTGAAACATTTAATAGTAGAATGGTTAGTAATATGCTTAATAATTTGGTTAATAAAGGAGTGTTAGAGACGGCTTACGATTCAGATTCCGATGACTTTATTTTTTGGACAAAAAATGATAACCAAACAGACTCGCCTGATAAAAAATCTTAAACCGATAAACACAGATATACATCTACAATATAAGTGTCCGACTTGCGATATCAATCACTGGATATCTCTTAGAGAGGCAAGTACAAGAGGGTTCATTATTGTTTGTGAATGTAACAGTATTTTAAAGCCCAAATTAATAGATGATATAAAATTTAAATACAAACAAAAAATTAAAGTGCAGACGCCTATTTCTACGGATATCAATCTGGTAGTCTCAGAGCCTATGGAGTCAGCCAAAACAGAATTTAATCAAGAGGTTGCAAGTACTGAGCCATCGGTTATAATGGCAGACCCGCCGCAAGATTTGTTCAATGCCTGTGTGCCTGCTTTAACGGGCTATGGATTTACTTCCTCAGAAGCGAAACAGTTAATTTACGATACATATCAAAAACAAAAAACATATTCAACCTATGCAGATTTTATTAAGCATTGTTTGAGTAATATACCTTTGGAGAATGAAAATAATGAGTAATGCAATTAGACCAACATCATTTGGAGATATTATTGGACAACAAGATGTTGTAACAAGACTCAATATTGTAGTTAGTGGATGTAAAGCAAGCGAAACTGCTATGCCACATATTCTCATTGATGGGCCTCCCGGTCTTGGAAAAACTACCATTGCAAGTGCCATTGCAAATGAACTAGGTGTTAATTTACATACTTTAAATGCCGCTAACATTCGCAGTGTCAAAAATATTTTACCGTATCTGATGGGAATAGCTCCAAGAGCAGTACTATTTATAGACGAAATCCATAGACTGCCTAAATTGGTAGAAGAATTTTTGTATCCTGTTATGGAAGATTTTGTTCTGAATCTGGTGCTAGAAAGCAAACCAGAACAAATAGATATTCCTGTATTTACTTTAATTGGAGCAACAACTAGTGGAGGAAGCCTTAGCCAACCATTCTATGATAGGTTCTCAATTAAAGAGCATCTGTCGTTTTACTCTACTAAAGACTTAGCTAAACTGGCAGAGTCGAACGCAAAAAAGCTCGGACTAAATCTTTCTGAGCAAGAGCTATTAGAAATTGCACAAAGAAGCAAAGGTACTCCCAGAATCCTAAACGCTAGGCTACAATGGTATAAAAGTTTTGTCTCTTACCACAATAATGCAGAGGACATCTCTGTTAATGAGGTTTTTATGAACCAGGGAATCGACGGTAAGGGATTGGATATGTATGATAGAATGTATTTAGAAGTACTGAAAAAGCATAAAATGTCCCCACTAGGTCTTAAGAGTATATCATCACTAACAGGCATTGCTGTTGAAACTATAGAAAATAGTATCGAGCCATTTCTGCTAAGAATGGGATACGTTGTTAGAACTCCGAAGGGAAGGATTATAGGGGATCTTTAAAAGACTTAGTATTTTAATATGATCAACAGCTTAAAATGAAAACCCTTAAAGGCAATATAAATGAGTGATATGACCAGATTCGGCAAAGACGGTGATGTATTGCATTGTTTTTTATCATGTAGTTGTCAGTCAGAGGTTTTATATATCGAATATGACAAATCCGTAGAGATAGCAGATCTATGCATATATTACTATTGTCCAACAAGTCTTGGTGCAAAAATGTCAGTTTATCAGAGACTTAGATATTGCTGGAGAGTCATTATGACAGGTAAGGCATTTAGCGACCAGATGATGATGGAGAATAAGCAGTTAAGAGATCTTAAGAAATTCTTAGATCATATAGATTTATAGTGTATAATATATTGCTGATGTGATAATATTGTCTCTTACTAAGGGAGCAAAAAATGCACGTAAAAAATAAAATGTATGAGTACATTGGTGATGAACTGGTCAACAAGGTAAAACATCTTAGTCAGGCATTGGATAAGGCAAGGGATATTATCATATCTTTAGAACAAGAAAATAATAGACTAGCAGAAGCCTTTTCTGAATTATGTCATGAAGAATCTTGGAACTCATATGCATCGGAAAATAATGTATCTGAAACGGTGGGTCTATAATGACATCGCTTAAAAAATGTAGCAAAAATAAAATGATTTTTGGTGTTTGTTGTGGAATATCCAACTCAACAGGCATAGATATAACTTTTGTTAGATTCGCCACTGTGATTGGCACTTTGTTTACTGGCAGTCTTTTATTTTGGATTTATCTCTTGTTGGCAGTGATCATGCCATCCGATCAGGACTGATGTCCTGCTAAACCCTTCATACGGCTCTTTGCGTAGAGCGTGAGGCTCTGTTTAAAACGCCACGTATCTTTTTATGGCGTCTGGCGGTTTAGCCCAGTATTGGCCTTTTCTTTGGGCTACTGGTGTATTATTATAGATCAGTATAATTTATTAATGACTAACAATATAGGAGATTAGTCATGAAAAAAATGTTTGATTATATGCTTTTAATATTGGCAGGAATACTCATAGTTATAGGGATGCGTTCTCAAGAAGTAGAAAAGCCAGTTATTCCTGCTCCCAATAAGCCAGTTGTACCCGTAGTTGCTCCCTTAGAAGATTATATCTACGACGATGAGTATAACAAAGTTATTGAATTAGCCAAATTACATAACAAAAAAATAGTTTTAATTTTTGGTGCAGACTGGTGCCCTCATTGCAAAGATTTGAAGAAAAATATTTTTAAGATCAATGCTCTGAAATCTTTCATTGTATGTTTAATTCCAACAGATCATAACTCAAATTTAGTTAAAAAGTATGATATTTCTGGCTTACCAACATCAGTTATATTAGACAAAAACGCTAAAGAAATCATTAGAAAAGCTGGATATAATCCTAAGACATATGAAAAATGGCTAAATGAAAATAAATAAATATCTTCTTATATTTTTTACTCTTATAAATTTTTCTACAGCATATGCTTATGGTATACATCATAGGTTACCATATAGGTACGTAGTAGTCAAAGAGTTCTCTGGCCCAGGAGAAAGAGTAATATCTGTAGGGTTAAAATTAATAGATATTCCAAAATATAGAGAACAAAAACAATTATTGATATATGATGAAATTTTATCACATTCTATTACAGAGCCATTTGGAGATCATCACGGAAGAAGTACAAATGCCCATGAGACAGTTCATGGTATTAATAATGTATTAAGGAATCATTATACTAAAACTTCTAAAAAGAAATTTAATGGTTTTTATGCTGGCTCTGGTAAAGGTATTCTGATAGAAGAACCAAATATAACAATGAAACATATTATTTCATATATACCAAAGACAGTAAGAGGATATAGATTTGAATTATATTTTGAGAAACAGTTAGCAGATTGGAATGATACCCCTACTTATCCTATCGATGAGTGGTCGGCATATATTGCTGGTGCTGAATGCGCAGTTGATGATCATATTAATGGAAAAATAGAAACGCAAAAAGCCGATAGTGTTTCAGGAGCGTTGGAGTTTAGTATATATTGCACAGCATTGGCTATGGCTGTTAAGGATCATGATGTTGATTATTGGATGAAAAATGCACAGTTTAAACATGCTATTAAATATTTTTTGATCAAATCTGAAAAAATTTTTTTTGAAGGACATGAGACTTTCCCTTCTAAAGCTCAAGACGAATTATTAATGCATTTAAGAAATCATTCGGATACTAGCGATCTAAGAAGATTTTTAATGGATGAATTTGAAGGTATTTTTGTAGATTGATATATTTAAATGGGGTACAATTATATTGTGGAGAACAAAATATGAAATATATCAAATATTTTTTAATACTTGTGTTATTATTACATTGTAATCAAAATCTTGTGTCTGGGACTATTGATCCAGATATTGACGATTCTAAATACGTAGAATATGCCAAAGATTTTGTTTATATAGGTAAAATTATTGGAACAACAACAGACCAAGAACCATATTCAGCATCGTGTGTAGCAATAGACGATAATATAATTCTAACTGCTGCTCATGTGGCATCTGTTTCTAAATCAGCGCATATTCATATAAACAATAAAAAATTACATATTTCTGATATGGTAATACATAAACTATTTGAATCTTCAACTTTAGGATATAATGATATAGCAATATGTAAAACTGAAAATTCTATAGGATTAAAGTGGTATCCTGAACTTTACAATCAAAAAGATGAAAACAGTAAGATTTGCTGTATGGCTGGTTTTGGTAAAACTGGCACATTCGATACGGGTCCAATCAAGCTTGATGGAATTATGAGAGCCGGTTCTAATAAGATTGACGAAATAGAATTAGGAGTATTAGTCTGCACTCCTTCTAGATCAATTAATAAAACAGAACTAGAATTTTTTATATCTCCTGGAGACAGTGGTGGCGGTTTATTTATAGGAAACAAATTAGCTGGTATACATTCATACATATCAGCAACCAAATCTGGGCTAAATCAAACGAGCGCACATACTAGAATTAGCGATCATATAGAATGGATAAATACTAACAAAAAATTTTTACAAACAGAAAGAAAATAGATGTTTAAACGCAAAATAAAATTATTGCCATATATACAAGAAGATCTTAACTCAATGAGTACTCATTCTCCACAAATTTATGGATGGGAATTGCAAAAATTTTCCATTCCTAATCTGTGGTCTAAAAGCGAAGGGGACGGAGTTGTTGTAGCGGTAGTAGACACTGGGTGTGATGTTAATCATGAAGATCTAAAAAGCAACGTTCTAGTTGGCAAAAATTTTGTTGACGGTAATTCAATTCCTATCGACGTTGCTGGTCACGGAACGCACGTATCGTCTACTATAGCAGCGTGTAATAATGGAACTGGCATGGTTGGTGTAGCGCCAAAAGCAAAAATTTTACCAATTAAGAGTTTGGGAGACGATGGAAGCGGAGATATGAGAGATGTTGCTGATGGGATACGATGGGCAGCAGATCAAAAAGCTGACTTTATAACGATGAGTCTTGGTTCTCCATACCAATCCAGACCAATAGAAGATGCTATTAATTATGCGACAGGTAAAGGAAGCATAATTTTTTGTGCTGCCGGAAATTCTGGCCCAGGAACAGATATAATGTATCCTGCTAAATACGATAATACAATTGCTATTGGAGCAATAGATGAGGATTTAAATCGAACAGATTTTACATGCAGTGGTGACTCTCTAGACTTTCTCGCTCCGGGCAATAATATTTTGGGATGTATTCCTGGTAACAGGTATGCATTAATGAGTGGCACAAGCATGAGTAATCCATTTGCTGTCGGTTGTGCTGCTTTAGTTTTATCGTATAGTAGAAAGATGAATAAAAAAGTTCCAGAAACAATAGACGACTATATAAATATTTTTAAAGATCATTCTATTAAATTAACAAATCAGTCATATGCTGCTAAAAAATATCAAGGCTATGGCATTATTAATATATCAAGCGTACTATGAATATTGAAACTAGCATTATTGTTTTGACACATATGTTTTGTGTAGCTATTGGTTTTTTATTAGCATGGCTAATTTTTGCTAATAATAATAAAACTGTAGCAATATATAATAATGATAGTCAAGAGAAACATAAGGTTAGCGAGTTGTCTAATAACACTAAAGAAAAAATAAAAAAAATAGAAATAGACTCTAGAACAATTGTAGTTAATGATATAAATAATGATTTTACTAAAATGTTTGATTCTTTGGGTTCAAATAGCATTAATAAAGACAATATTATGGAAGCTGTAGATAAGCTTTCTCAACTTAAAAATAATGGAGGCAGTAATGGCTAAAGGTTTAGATGTCGGAACATCATTTATTGTAATGGCTACGCAGCCAGTTAATGATGATAATTATACTTTTATGACTTATGTAGATTTTAGAGACGCTTTTTATATAGTGAAACCAACAAACATCATCATGCAAAATATGATGGAAAAAGGCCTTGCCGGAAAAACATTTGTAAAAGACTCCGACGGGTCTTTCATTCTGTTAGGACAAGACGCTATAGATAAAGCGTTAGAAAAGAATGAATCTGCGAATAGACCAATGCATAAAGGTATCATCTCGGCCAAAGAAAAAGATGCTAAAAAAATATTAGCATTTATTATTAAACAGGTTGTGGGTAGGGAATCATATAATGATGAAAAAATAGTGTATTGCATACCTTCCCAACCAATAGATCAAAATGATGAAGATTTCGATGTAGGATACCATGAAGATGTAATTAATACTATCTTAAAAAATTTAGGATATAAACATGTTAGAGCTATTAATGAAGCTGAGGCTTTATGCTATTCTGAATTAGGAGATAGCGGATATACTGGTATCGGATTATCATGGGGAGCTGGTATGGTCAATACGTGTATCATGTTAAATGGTGAGCCAATTTCAACATTCTCAACTACTAAGTCTGGAGATTGGGTTGATAGAATGGCAGCTGCTGCTACCGGAGAGACCGATGCTGTAGTTCAAGCAGAAAAAGAAGCTGGTAATTTTACTATAGGAAAACCTAATGATAATCCTATTCTTTCTGCGGTTTCCGCTTATTATGAGAGATTAATAGATTATACAACTAAATATCTTGCTGTGGCTATCAGTGAGCATAAATTATTACCTAAATTTAAAAAACCATTAGATATTGTTTTTGGGGGAGGAACCTCTAAAGCAGAGGGTTTTCAAGAAGTCTTTGCTCAAAAACTTTTAGAAAATAATTTCCCAGTTAAAATTAATAGTGTTTCAAGAGCTAAAGATCCACTACATGCAGTTGCTCGTGGTTGCTATATCGCAGCAAAAATACTATGACAAATTTTGGCGGATCTATGCATCCAAGTTTTGATGATAGTAGATACATAGCTTATGCCGAAAATATGCAAATTGCAAAAATCATTGTAGGCAAAAAATTTTGTAGTGGAACTATTATTAACAATAACACTATTTTAACTATTAAACATGCTATAGAGTATGAAAAATTTAATATATTCTATAATAATCAATTATTAAATATTGATAATGTTATATTTCACAAAAAAGAAGATTTAGCTTTAATAAAAATTAAAAATAGCATAGATGTTCCTGTTATAGAATTTTATGAAAATGCTGCATTGATTGGCAAGATATGTTCCATAGGAGGATACGGAGTAAAGTATGATCCAGCATCTAAAAAAAGAGGCAATGTAGATCTAATAAAAAGAGCTGGTAAAAATGTTATAGTCTGGGAAACAGATTACTATTTTGAATGCTTGATGGATTCTGCTGGAGTAGAACTAGAATTTATACCGACAATAGGAGATAGTGGTGGTCCAGTTTATATCGACAATAAACTTGTTGGAATTAATAAATATGTCAAGTCATCAGATGGTAAGAGTGACAGCGGTTTTGGAGATATTTCAGGACACATCAAAATACAAATGTATAAAGGATGGATTAATAAATATTTAGTTTAATTCTTCTAGTACTTTATAAAAGCTTTTATTTTTACTTAATATCTCTTGTTCTTTACCATCATACAAATTTTTAATATTGTCTTCGTGCCACCATAGATCAAATAGTTTAGGTTTAAACATTTCTATATTATTATAGTAAATAGCAGATAGTACCTGTTCTTCGCTATATAATATATTACATTCTTTAAGAAGTCTATCAAGTAAAGAAACAAATTGATCACCTATTTTTTTTACAACAGATGACTTACCTCCAAATAATCCTCCAATGATGTGTCTTTTATTGCAATATTGATTATAAAAATTTTCTGGTATAGTATGATCATAAAAAAATAGATCATTATCTTTAGAAATAGCAAAAAATTTATCTTCTGTAAATTGTATTAGATTATGTAAGAATTGATTGTTAAAAAGTTTGGAATTAAAATATTTATCATAATAAGTATGACCATCAATATTTAGATATTTATCAGGAATCAATCCAGAATAAGATAGTCCGGCATCTATCCAATAAATATATTCATTATTAGATTCTTGTAGATTTTGTAGTAGCCAGAATATTTTGAAATACTGTAATTCAAAACACCTAAAAGATTTTTGAACTTCTTCTAAATTTTTTAATTGATCTATACGTATTTTATTTGGTACAGCATCTAATGATTCTAAGATGAGAACATAGTTAACATTTTTATCATCAAGATTATTTTTTAAATATGTATCTAATTTTTCATGATCATTTGTATAAATAATAAATTTAGCATCAGACATTCTCATGATAGTTTTTAGGCTATTAAAATAATGAATATCTCTCTGTCTGCCGCCATAATTAGTACCGTATAAATTATTATAGACAGCAGTAACTATAGTAGTCATTTCAGTTTAGATAGCCTTCTATAATCTGACACCAACCCTTGCTGGCGCTGTGCGGCCACACAACCCATTTCTTTGGAAGTTTTTTAGTTTGAAATTCTCTCCATACTTTGCAATAACCGTCTGGATCATTTTTCATGCGTTGAATTTCTTCTGGAGTTGCATCTTTTCGATACAAATCATTCTCTTGTTCGTCTTTGAAAACGACACACCAAAAATCATAATCGGTTTCTGGTACAGAATCATATGATATATCAATACAGTGTTTAAAAATATTTAATAAAGAATCATTCCATTCATCGTCTGGTACTGATGGATTGGGCGGCTCTTTATGATCAATGGTATATTGTTGTACAGATCTTTGATCGAAACTAATTCCAGCATATTTTTCGTAGTCATGTAGTGTTCTCTCATTACCAAATCCATATATCCCCATGTCTTTCATTGATTCCCCATCCATGCCAAATAATTGTCTATTTAATTTATGAGATATATTATTTCGATCCACCCATTTTTTGTCATCATCCCATTGTTTTGTTCTGCCTTTGCGAGTATATTCATGCCAACAAACGATTTTATGAGGATGGAATAAGTCATATCCATGAGTATACGCCCTAACAGCAATGCTAATTTCTTCTCCATGAAAATAATATTCAGGATTGTGTTGAACTTCTTTGGAGAACTCTCCTAATGTAAATGCAAAATGAGCACTATAAAATCTAGCTCTTACAGGTCTATTTTTGTCATTAAAAGAATCAAAAGCAGCAGGCAAAAAGAAAACTGCACCCTCTGGAATAAATCTATCAAAATTCATTTTCCAAGGCTCTTGTACTCTACCTTCAGGATCATTTTCGGGATTAAAACTAGGAATATATCCTGTAATCAAAGGTTTTGGACTGCCTTCTTTTTGTAAACCAACAAGCATTTCTATTAGGTCTGTATCCCAATGTTTTGCAAATCTGTGGTGACTGTCTAATTGCAATGTATATTTTTCATTGTCATATAACTGTTGAACAGCATTTCTAGCCCAACAAACTCCTTTAGAGTCTCTATAGTCGATATCTATGATTTTAAATCTATGATCATTTTTGTATTTATCTAGATTGTCCCAATCGTCTTTATTTGAGTGTTGCCATGCTATACCTATTCTAAGATTTTCTGGATGATCAGCCTTATCTATCATGTCATCCAAGGTTTTAACTAATTCTGGATCCCTATACGAAGCTATCTGAACAAAAATAGTATTATCATTGATGGAATTTTTTTTCTTTTTAGCCATTATTATCCTCATTTAAATAAACAATTTCTTTATTAGGATAACGAGTATTCAAAAAGATTTTATCGTTATCAGTAATACTCATTGCATAAATTACTTCTTTAATACTATGTTCATTTTTTTTCAAGTAAATGCCATAGTCATATCTTAAACAATATAATTCAAAATCAGGATATATAGAAAGAAATTTTTCATTAGTCAAATCATTTTGAATATGTTTTTCATAAGTATTTCCACCAACAACATCCTGTTTAGCCATAAAAGGAACAGCAATTATTACATCTGTAACATGTTGAATTTTATTTAGTACAGAAAGAGAACCTCTGTACGTCATGTGTTCTATAACATCTCCAAGTATAACTAAATTATAGTCTTGTAAATATACCTCTGTATCTATTATATTGTGACAAAATACAGATCTATATTTTGTATTGAGTCCATATGCATCTATGTATGGTTGAAAAACTTCTATTGCATCTATATTGTTATATCCTAAAGGCTTTAATAGATCAGCATATGTTCCTATACCAGCACCAACGTCTAATATATTAGTTGATTTAGATATGTGTTTAGTTATATAGTTAATAGTTTCTCTTTTAAAAATCGACGTGCTGGTAGGCATTAGTTTTCCTTTCTTTCGTTAGAGCCATAAAAGTACACTCTATTATGAGTAATTGGACTACAAAGAAGCAATCCTGGCCTAACAATATTTTGTCTAGTTAATGTATAAATATGACTCATCCATGTTTGTTCATATGGATATTCCCATTTTGTATCTAGAAACATTTTCCTGTTACCCTCTTGAGTAACGATTTGAGGCCAATTAGAGTAATAAATTTCACCCTCTGTGTATGGTATTTTTTCAAATGACTTGATGCAAGTAAACTTTGTGAGAGGTTTCTTATTAAGTCTTCCGAAGTATTCTTCCTTTGCTGGGCTAGGCACATTATGCCAACTCCACTGTTCGCCATTGTGGCCGTAAAACTCACTAAAAGTCAATTTCAGAATATCGTAGTATTCTTTATCCATTAATTTTATTATGTTATCAAAAAAATTAGGAATATATTTATTAAAGCCAAAGTTACATTTAGTATCTGATAAGTCTAACAACATATCGTCTTCAAAAAATAACATATACTTTGCTTTGCAGTCATCAAAGTGTTCTGCCGCAAACTGTCTAGCCCTGCAAACCCCCATATTACCACGAGATATATGCTTAAAATTATATTTGTCAGCTAATAATTCGTACTGCGGCATCAAAGTCGGTTCTGTGGTATTATTGATCAGTACTATTTTAGTTTTTGATAAAAATCTATTATCATATTTATGAAATGAATCAATTAATAATTTTAGTTGCTCTGGAGTATTAAATGTATTGATATAAAGCATAATGTCGGTATTAGTATATGCTTTTTCTTTTAATTTGGTGTCTATAGTATAGTTTTTCAGATACTCAAAGAAAGTACTCAGTAAACCATTATCTTCTATCATTTTTATTTGAAAAATTTCAGGATCCAGGTATGTCATAAGGGTAAAGATACTTTCTTCAGTACCCATTAGACCCTCATTTAATGTATTTTTTAATAAACCATAATACATATCATTAGCATATGAAATATGATCTATATGACCTCCAAATAATCCTCCTCTTGCTACTCGATTCACATTATCTTTAGCTATTCTGTTCATCTCAGAAATTTTGAAGCCATGAATTTCTGTATTAGTTTCATATGGAAAACATACAAATAGAAATTTTTCAGTAATATTAGGTAATTTTTGTATGACTTTATCATGACTAAAATATCCAGGATGGATTGTATTTGTAATACCTCCATCTATCCAGAATAAATGAGAACTATTAAAAGGATTATAGCATTTGACATTATGCAGCATGAACATTTTGCTCATTACCATTGGATTATAATACTCTAATGCTGCCTGAGTACTATCTTTTAACCAACCAACTTGATTTAACCATTCATCATTTTGCCTGATTCTTTGAACTTCTTCGAAAAATGGAAAAAATGAGCCAGAAAAAGACTCTTTTGAATGGTAGTAAATGCGAGTATTTTCTTTATCTCTAATACTCCAAACCAGTTCTTCTAAACTTGGGTCTATGAAAATACACATATTAACATCTTTTGCAGCCTCAAGTAGCTGCTTAAAATTGCTAATATAATGATCGAAAGATCTGGACCATCCCTCTGCGGCGGAATCTCGATTAAGATCCCATATGCCAGTCACTAAAGTTACATCATGCATGAGAGATAGGTAGTTAGAAGTATATTAGAATGTATTACTCGCGGACCTGCATAATAGATAAGTCCTTTTCCTAGTTCTGTCAAGAGCAAAAATTTTAGTTTGGAACTTGACAAATTCGTTCGACGCAGCATAATACCTGTGTATACACCGCTTTGGCGATATAAGTATGTTTGACGATAAAAAAGAAAACAGAAGAAAAAACTTACACAACAGCAAAAGAAAAGATTCTTTTAAGAAGAATCATAGATATGAGGACGAAGACGATTTTGTACCCAAAAAAAGAGGTTCAAAAAATTCTCTAAGAGATACTAGAGCCGAAGAATTATGGGAAGAATGGCAAAATCGATCAAATTCTGAAGACTAATGAATCACTATCCTTTATCTGTAGTTTTTCCTCTGATGAACAGAACCGATGTTCTGTTGAAAACAGTTCCTACGTGGCTAGATGCTGATCACATAGACGAAATCGTGATAGTAGATTGGTCATCTAATATTCCCATCTTTGAAGATCCATTGACTCAAAATATTATGTCTGATCGCAGAGTCAGAGTAGTAAGGGTGGATGGTGAAAGATACTTCCTTAATCCGGCTTTTTCTATTAATCTAGCCATAGAAAGAGCAACACATAACAATATACTCAAACTTGATATTGATTATCAATTAATTAATAAAGATTTTACAAACTATCTTCAAAAGGCTATATCAAAATTAGAAGATTGCTATTTTATTTTTGACTCTAATTTTCTAGAAGACAGCGAAGATAGAAATAATATTTCAATGACAGGTTTTGTTTTATTGAACAAAAAACATTTTGAATTAGTAAACGGGTATAATGAAATTTTTAGGGGCTGGGGATACGAAGATCTTCATATGTATCAAAAATTAGGCAAAGTAGCGCAGCCATTTGTTATCAATAATCTACATAAGTTTATTTATCATCTGCCGCACACAGACGAGAGACGCAATGAAAACCATATTGACAAAGACATCTCAATCGTAGAGAATGAAAGAAAGAATAGGTCGCTGTCGCTCCTGCCAGAACCAGAAAGATCACAGTATAAAACCAAATCAAAGATTATAGAAAAAGACCTAATAAAGTATGAGATAGTTGAAAGAATAAAATGAAACTCTTTTTTATCAGACTTGTTACATTTATTAAGTCTTTGTATTTTCATATTGGTGCTGGTTTACCTAAAAGTACGCAAGACCAAATCTATCAAAGATATGAGATATGTATTGCCTGCGATCAGTTTAACAAAGATAAATCTGAATGTTATGTATGTGGATGTAATATAAATACAAAAAAAATTTTTCTTAATAAATTGGCTTGGGCAGATCAAGAGTGTCCATTAGGGAAGTGGTCAAAATTAATATAAGGAATTACAAATGACATCTTTAAAACAAAATCATTACCAGCCCTATACTGTCTATCACAACAAAGATATTTTTGCTACTACTTCAGAACTAGTACGTATGGATCAAATGGGATCATCTATAGTTGTTCCCCACGTTTGTAATAACATTGATTTGTTTGGTGCTGGATTTGCCGAGGCTGTTGCTAATAGATATCCAGAAGTAAAGGCAAACTACCACTTATTAGGACAGTCATTTTTAAGGAATAACTTGGGTCATGTCCAGTTCATTGAGGTTATGCACAATAAAAAATATGGACATAAGTTAGTTTTTGCAAATATGATAGCACAAAATGGAGTAAGAAACAAGTCTAATTTTAGACCACTAAACTATATTGCCTTAGCAAAGTCTATGCATAGTGTAGCAATCTACATAAAGGGTATGGCCGCATCGAATAAAGACTATGCATCTAAATGGACTATTCATTGTCCAAAATTTGGATCAGGATTAGCTGGAGGAAATTGGAATTTTATTTCAGACATGATAGCAGATGCTTGGAGAGATACTCCTGTTTATGTTTATCAACATCAAAACAAATGACAAACAAAGAATTTAAAAAATTTTTGGAATGGATAAGAAATAGATTGGTTTACAAATATGGCGAAACCGATCCGACTGTCATAACAGCCTTAAATATTCTTATCAATAACCATTATTTTGTATTAAACCAGTTAATTAAAGATAAAGACTTAACCCCTATTTGTAAAAAATACTATCAAGATTTTGAGTTTGATAAAGAAGAAGGAGATACAACATTCGCTATAGGATATAGCGAATCTGAAAGAGAAAAGATAAAAACATTTATACAAAACATTGGAAAAGACTTATTGGAGATATATACATCATGATTCTTACATTGGCTTTTATAATTGCAATTTTAATTGGCGTTTGTGACAGTATTTATACTAGAAAAGAAATTCACGCTGGTAGAATGCCAGGAGTTAAACCTTCTAAAAATATGCTAGATTACATGCTGGGAGACAATGAATAGACTCAGAAATCAAAGAGTATACCTTGCTGGTGCTATGGACAGAGTAGCAGACAGAGGACATGGATGGAGAAATAATATCACTCCATTTTTGGAGTCTTTAGGTGTTGTTGTATTCAATCCTATCAAAAAGCCTTCTTCTGTAGGCATGGAAGATGATGAAACTCAATTATTTAAACGCAAACTAAAGAGTGAACGAAGATATGATGAATTATCATCATTGATGAAAACTATTCGAGCGGTAGATTTACGTTTAGTAGATATAAGTGATTTTTTGGTAGTAAATCTAGATTTAGATATTCATCCTTGTGGAACTTATGAAGAGATATTTTGGGCAAATAGACAAAAGAAACCAATCATAATACATATGGTACAGGGCAAACAAAATGCTCCAGACTGGCTATTTGGTACTATTCCACATGAAATGATTTTTTCTTCTTGGGATTCTATTCAATACTATTTAGAACAAATTAATTCTAAACCTAATATTAATCATCATAACAGATGGTACTTTTTCAATGTCTAATAAGCTTACAATAAGTCTAACGTGCTGTAACAGGCCAGATTATCTATTACAAGTTCTGAACGCATTGAGCGATGCAGATAAAACAAATATAGATATACAAACCATTTTTTCTGTGGACAAGCAGGATCCTTTAGTTGTAGAGATTGTCAAATCTTTTACTTCATTACCAGTACGTAGCATTGTAGTTAATGATCCAAAATTAGGATGCAATCAAAATACTTTACAAGCTATTAGTCTGGCAAAAGTATGTGAACATTCTCCTTTTATTCTTCATTTAGAAGACGATACTGTTCCAACTAAAGACTGTTTACAATTTTTTATGTATGCTTTTAATAAATATCGTAACGATAGCAAAATTATTAGCGTTGGTGGCTATAATAAAACTGAAGAAATAGATAATGAATTAATATATGATACATTTAGTGAACCCTTTTTTAGCGCGTGGGGATGTGGATTTTGGGTCGAAAAATTAGATATAATATTCAACCATTGGACTAAATCTAATTCTAATCACGGAATGTCATGGGATTCCTATCTATCTCATGTGTTATTTGAAGAAAAACAGTACACACAAGTCAGACCTATCATATCTAGAATTCAGAACATAGGTGCTGAAAAAGGAACATGGGTTGCTGATCCTATGTGGCATTACTACAATCATAGGTCTCCGTATTTGTCAAACGATTTTGAAGGAAATATAGACTGGAATAATTATGCAAAAAATAATTAATGAGATTAAACTAGATTTTGATGATGTATTAATTCGTCCCAAAAGATCCACACTAAATAGTAGATCAGAAGTTGACTTATTAAGGACTTTTCGATTTGCACACTCTCCAAGAGAGTTGACCTGTGTTCCTATAATGGTTGCAAACATGGACACTGTTGGAACCATAAAAATAGCACAAGCTATCCAGCCACACAAGGCTATCACATGCCTACATAAACATTATGATCCAGATACGCTAGTAAATCTATTTGTATCAAATATTAATAGCGAGCTAATTTGGTATTCGACAGGCACCTCAAACAAAGACATACATAAATTAGAAAACATATTCAACGCTATCAAAGCCAGTGGAGGAACATTACCAAATATATGCCTAGATGTAGCAAATGGATATACTGAACAATTTGTAAAAATATCAGCTCATATTCGTAAATTATTCCCAGAAATTATTCTAATGGCTGGAAATGTAGTAACTCCCGAAATGGTAGAGGAATTGATTATTCATGGAAAAGCCGATATTGTTAAGGTCGGTATCGGATCAGGAAGTGTTTGTACAACTCGTTTAAAAACAGGAGTTGGCTATCCTCAACTTAGTGCTGTGATGGAGTGTGCTGATGCGGCACATGGTCTTGGTGGACATATCTGTAGCGATGGAGGCTGCAAAGTAGTCGGAGATATTTGCAAGGCTTTTGGAGGCAATACCGATTTTGTAATGTTGGGAAGTATGTTCGCTGGTACTGACGAATGTGAAGGAGAATGGGAGTATGAATACTATATAGAAGCTGGATCATCAGCTCCTGGATTTTGGCAATCTCTAAATCCTGGTAGTAATAATATTAAACGTAAAATATCACTTAAATATTACGGAATGAGCAGCAAAAATGCGATGGATAAACACCATAATGGAGTAGCTCAATATCGAACAGCAGAAGGTAAATGCGTTACTGTCCCATACAAAGGCACTGCCGAAGAAATCCTACAAGATATTTATGGAGGTATTCGTAGCGCATGTACCTATATAGGAGCCAATAAAATAAAAGACTTTGGTAAGAAAACAACATTTTTACAAGTAAACAATACCCACAATAAAATATACGAGAAATAATATGAATATCAATTTTTATAGTCCTATCGGATATACAGGATACGGTGTAGCAGGTGTTAATTTTGTCAAATGCTTGAGCAAGGAGCAGTCTGTGACCTTGTTCCCTATAGGACAAATGCATCCAGAGTCTCAAGACGATTCTGCTATTTGTCTAAAGGCTTTTGAAAAACAAGAAACCTACGATCCGGATGCTCCTTGTATAAAAATATGGCATCAATTTGATTTAGCATCAAGAATTGGTCGGGGCAAATTTTTTGCTTTTCCATTTTTTGAGTTAACTCTTCTGAATAAAAAAGAAATACATCATCTAAACAGTGTTGATGAAATTATAGTTACTTGCGAATGGGCCAAAACTATTTTAGAACAGAATGGAATTAAGAGGAAAATAAATATTGTTCCTCTAGGTGTTGATGCCAAAATATTTGATTCTACAATCAAGTCTTCATTAAAGCAAGAAGATAAATTTATTTTTATGAATGTTGGTAAATGGGAGGTCCGAAAAGGACACGACCTATTAGTTCATTGGTTTAATGAAATATTCACAGAAAAAGATAATGTAGAGTTATGGATAGAGGCTTCTTCTAGCGAATATGCTTTTACTCAACAAGAGTTAGATAAATGGCATAAGCTATACTCTGATTGTAAACTGCATAGTAAAATTAGGATTTTCCCTAGACTTAATACTCAAGTAGAAATAGCTCAATTAATGAGTTATGCTGATTGTGGCATATTCCCTACAAGGGCGGAAGGTTGGAATCTGGAACTTTTAGAAATGATGGCTATGAACAAACCAGTAATAACCACCAATTATTCGGCACACACAGAATTTTGCACAAAAGACAATGCTATGTTGGTAGATATTGATGAGTTAGAAGATGCTAATGATAATAAATATTTCCATGGATTTGGTAAATGGGCCAAGATAGGAGATAAACAGGCCCAACAATTCAAGGATTATATGAGATATGTATACGATAATAAGATCAATAGTAACCCAGAAGGACTAAAAACAGCCGCAAAATTAAGTTGGGAAAATGCTACTTCTAAGTTATTGGAGTGTATATCTAAGTAAGGAGATAATATGCCTTTACCTAATCAAAATCCAAGCGAAGACAATAAAGATTTTGTTGCTCGCTGTATGAAAAATGAAAAAATGCAAAAAGAATTTCCCGACAGTACCCAAAGGGTGGCTATTTGTATGAATCAAAGTAAATCACTATTACAACAAGTTTGTGACAATATAGAAACTTCAGACGGTTTTACAGAAGAATTATGCGCTTTAAATATGGTCATTCCAGATGAAGAAGACTATGTTGATTTTAATGAAGCAACAGAAGATATTGAACTGCAAGTAGCTGTTTACCGATATAAAGATCCTGTTACACAGGAAATTTTCTTATTTAATTATCCTGGCGTTCATAAGAAAAATGATCGTAAATTGGTCTTAGTCAGTGAGGCTTCTGAGTATCAAGGTCGTAAAGTAACACTAAATAAACCATTTAGAACTCCAGATGGTCCAAAAAAATTTAGCGTTTATGTTAAAAACGACAAAGGTAATGTTGTCAAAGTTAATTTTGGCGATCCAAATATGAAAATTAAGAAAAACATTCCTGGGCGTCGTAAAAGTTTTAGAGCAAGACATAATTGTGATAATCCTGGCCCAAAATGGAAAGCTCGTTACTGGTCATGTAAAGCATGGTGAATTATGAAATCTATCTCAGAACTACTGAAAGAACAAGAGGTGACAGAGGTGACAGAAAATAATACAGAAGCTCAAACTGTTGACAACTATTCAAATCAAACAGTTGTTGAACTTTTAAAAAAATCTCTAAATATTCACTGGCAACAAACAACCGCACTATCGGCACAAGCTGTTCATCTAGAAAGATGGGGATATAAAAAATTAGCGGCTGTTTTAAAAGCTGACGCCGAAGAAGAACATCAACACTCTATTATTAACTTAAAAAGGTTAGAATTTTTTGATGTTGATTATCAACCATTAATTATTAATCCTCCAGTTTGGACAAGACATGATATGGTCGCTATGATCAAATATAATCTAGATTCTGTCAGAGAGGCTGCCGCTACAGAAAAAGCTACTATCACAGCCGCAAGATCTGTTGGAGATGAATTAACTGCAAATACTATGATTCCTCTTTTACAGGGAAGTGAAAATGGAATTGAGCTTTATGAAAGCTATCTTAAACTAATCGAGCAGATGGGCATTGACAATTTCTTAACTCTACAAGTATAAGGTTTTAATCATGGCAAGATATACCGATATAATGAACGATGTTCAAAAAAATTTAAGCAAGGCAGACGATGCTGAGTTTCTAAACATAGAAGATTCGGAAGTTGAAACAGTAGACCAAGAAATGAATGAATACAAAAAAGATTTTTATGATATGAGTGTAGGATCAATAAGAGCAATAATGACACATGCTCAAAATATTCTGAACTCTTTGGAGAATCCATCCGTAGCAGAGAACTTGACAGAGAGCTGGCTACAGGGTAGAATTGCCATTACTGAGGACTATATGAGAACGATCCACGATTTTGTCATGTTCGTATCGGAAGATACCGATGATGAACAGGGCATCGGCAAGGAAAAGAGGCCCGGCTTGTGGGAAAATATTCGCAAGAAAAAGCAGAGAGAAGGTAAAAAATATAAACCGGCCAAGCGTGGAGATAAAGATAGACCTGACCCGGAACAATGGAAAAAATTAACCGAGTAAATAATTTACTTCGTTGATCAGATTTGGATTTAAGACTACTTCTTTTAAGGATTTTTTATGGAACAACAATTTGACGATCTGCCTACATATATTAATTTAGCTAAAAAAACAATTTCAAAATTTTCAGCAAAGTACCACTCCTCGTTGCGTAATGAGATGTTGAAGAACGAAGATGCAATATCCGATGTTGCATCCGCGATTATGTATGCTGATTGGAAATGGGATAAAGATCGTGTTGGCAAAACTGGCATGGTCAAAAGTAAGTATGCCTATAGAAATCAGTGTGCTATATGGGCTATTCAAACTTATATTAGTAAAAAATACAAAGTCAAAAATAAAAAATTGTCTATCGACGAAAGCATGAGTGACAATGATACAACTCATGCTTCTATTCTTGAAGCAAAATCAGAAAAAGACCCTTTGGAGAATCTTATAGAAAAAGAAAATTCCGAACTTGTCAATAGTCACATACATGAGATTATTAATAGCGATATTTTAACAGACAAGCAAAGAGATCAACTAAAAATGTATTATTTTGACGATATGACTCTCAATGAAATTGGTAAAAAATTTAATGTGACTAGGGAAGCCGTTAGGCAAAATATTAAGAAAGCAATTTCTTTAATCCAGGCTATAGCATGACTAAAATAGTTTTATTCTTACTTTCTATAGATATTAAAGAAGGCATAGAGTATATAGTATCAAAAAGTATGGTGGAACTTAAACTACCATCTATTAATAATGATATTACAAACACAATAAAAGATAATATTAATACTTTTGCAAAGACAGTTGTCAAAGCCAATCCAGATTGGCTAAAATTCAAAATAGTGGATGTTATCAATACTGATGAATGTACAGAGCTTTGGTTTTTTGCAAGAATTCCGTATGAATATAAATATATGCTTTCTTCAGATTATCATATGGTAAAACTATCCATAACTGACAATAATAATATATTGAGAATGAAATATTTAATATGATTCAACAATTACTTTACTGGATTACCTCTTGGTTTAAACAAAAAGAAACCCTTGCAAAACCCGAAGAGCCTCAACAATATAAGGATATTGAGTGCGGTGTTTCATACACTTATCATACAAACAAAACAGTAAGTATAGAAATTGTTTTAGCGGATAATACTGACGATAATCAACTACAACAATCAGAAAAATTTGCACAATTCTTATACTATACAACAGAGCCAACTTTTAGACAAAAAGTATTGGATAATATAAAAGAACATTCAAAGACACCTGATGATGCTTTATTTTATCAAAATATTGTTTTCAATATAGCTATGTTAGAAATGTATCATAATAATCAAGAATCTAAAAAAGACAAAGATAAAGAGCCGGTTATCAGACCACTATCGGTGTTTAATGCACCAAATTGAACAGTATAATCTTATGAACAAAGCACCATTAATTGTGTGGGAAAAATGGGTCGATCCACTGGGCTTAGAACAAGAAAATCAATACGAAGAAAATTTCTACGACGAGGAAGAAGAAGACATAGATTCGCCAGATTCTGATCATCATATGAATGAGTTTGATGAGTCTAAAAAGCCACCCAAGAGCATCAGGGTGGTCTCTACGCCCATGGGTTTTATCCCTATGGATCAAACCATGCCTGCGGGGAAAATTTTTAATTTTTGGATGGGTCATACAAATTTTAATATTACCAAACCTATTGCTTATATTATAGAGAAAACAGACGGTGTAGAAACTTTAGATATTTATACTCGATACAGATTTCGTGTTGGATTTGGTAAGTTATTTGAAGATGGCGAGATAATGAGAGAAATTAATTCAAAAGTTTATGAGTACTTGTCATGACTATCCAAAAAAATCTAACCCACGATGACTTATACTATATCCACAATCATGGAATAGACATTCCTAATAGAGAAATTTATTTGCACTCTGCAATAGATGGCAGCGAAGAAGGCGGAGTGGATTATAGATCAGCAATAGAATTTGAAAAAAATTTAAGACACTTATCCACCATATCAAAAGATCCTATTATAATTCATATGCATCTTCCTGGAGGAGACTGGGAAGACTGCATGGCAATCTATGACACAATACAAACCTGTAAAATAAAAACCACGATCTTGGCATATGGAAAAGTACAATCAGCAAGTAGCGTTATTCTTCAAGCCCCTACTCACAGAATATTGATGCCCAATACTAATGTTCTAATACATTATGGATCAATTAGTTTAGACAGTGAACACAGCAAGGCTGCCACCAATCATATTCAATGGAATGAAAGAGAATGTGACAAAATGGTAAATATTTTTGTAGATAGATGTGTTGACAGCCCATTAGCGAAAGAAAAAAACTGGAAAAAAGTTATGGTCAAAAAACACATCACTTCTCAATTAGCTAATAGGTGTGACTGGATACTCACAGCAGAAGAAGCGGTGTATTATGGATTTGCGGATGCTATTTTGGGCAGCGCTAAATATCCTAATATACAAAGTTTAAAAAAATAATGCATATAGAGTATTCATATTTTGATATATCGTCTAATGACAATGAAACCAAAGAAAATGTTACACAAGCCTTGAAGCTTGGAGTAAAGTATATCTCTGTACTTCCTCATTGTATTAAAAATATTCGTCCAGAATGTGATGCTGCACATGCTAAGGTAGCTTCTCCTGTGGACTATCCATTGGGTGTTCTTGATCTTAAAAGTAGGGTCTATGCTGTAGAGTATGCTTTTAAAAATGGTGCAGATATAGTTGATCTTGTTGCTCCTTCTTATTATTTATGTCATAGAAAATATGATAAATTTAGAGAAGACATTAGATCTACTACAAATTTAGCTATAGAAAATAATAAAAAAATTAGATATTTCTTAGAGTATAGAACTTATTCTTATGATTTGTTATATAAAATGGCTCAAATTTTACTAGAGTTCGGAATATCAGAATGTTTCCCCTCAACAGGCTATTTATTAGACGACATCAACGACAACATGATAGCTGCTGCAATGATCAATAAAAAAACTGAAAAGATCAACATTATCATTAATGGGAACATCTGGAATCAAAAACAGGCTGAAACTATTTGTAAAAGTTCAGTATATGGAATACGAGTTAATTCGGTCAATGCCGTCTCCTTATTGAAAGAAAAATATAAGAATATAACCGAATAGGTGTATACCGTAATGATACGTATCACTTTCTTCTAACAATATATTCGGAGAATTATAATGGCCACAAAACAAATAGACGGAGTAACAGACGTTACTAAAACTAGTACTGTAAATAATGGTGGTTCGGCCGTCAATATCGGCTCAACATCATCAGTATTATCTAATTCAACTTTAGGCTACAAGGGAGTTGGAGTATTTGGCTCGACCGTCATCGATGGAACAAATACCAATAAAGCTCTAACAGCCGGTTCTTTTGCTTATAGTAATCAAAGACCAGTAGGCAAGAAGGTTTCTAGTAAAGTTGCTGGAGTAACCAATACTGTGCTAGAAAGCGGTGCTGCTCAACCCGGACTAGTCAAAAGCGTTCATAAATCATCTGTAAAAAATGGCAGTGGTAATATCGTTGACGGAGTTAGAACACGTAGATTTACTACAGCTATTCGTTCCGGAAGCTTTAATATCTATACAGGTCAATTCTCTTCTGCTCCAACAGTGGCCGCAGATACATTTGCCTCTGACAATGCAGCCAATGTTTCCAGAAGTAATACAGGCAAGCTAGTTTACAAAGCTGGAGCTAAAGTTCCAACTTCGGTATCCTATGCTAGTAAAACCGCCTGATAGTTTTTTAAAAATTAAACCAATGAATAGGCTGGTACTCTTCGGAATACCAGCTTATTTTTTTGGTGTATTATACGGTTATATCTCTGGTTTTATCTAATTAAGGGCACATCTATGTCTGAAACTATTATCCACTTCTGGGAAAGTTTAGCCACCACCAGCATGGGAATTATTTTTACCATGATGGGCTTCTGGGTGGCTATAGGGAGAAATATGGCAACTAAAGCAGAAGTTGCCCATATGATAGAAATACAATCTCCATACATTCATGATAGACAATTTATTATGGAAAGATTAGCTAGTAATAAAGAAAGCCAAGCTGCTTTTGCCAATGCCTTACAAAGAAATACAGAAGTAATGAATGAATTAAAAGTTCAGATTGCCACATTGGGTAAAACTTTAGAAGCTTTAGAAAACAGAATAGAACATTAAACATCACATACGAGGTTAAATCATGGCTAATGATATTGCTTTAATTAAACAAAATATTGCTATAAATGATAAGAGAGCAGTGTGTTCAACTATGCCTACTGGAGAAACTGCCAAAAGATTAGTAAGAAGTAATTATCCAGTAAATTTAACTATCAATAATATTGAATCAAAATTTGATAATAGATTTGATGATCCTAGTTATTATTATGGCATAGGTAACAGCACCGTAATAGGTGGATAATTAAATGAATAATATTATTATATGTAAACAAACAAACAGTGAAGGATATATAGTTAATAATGAATTTACGGTAGCTACTTTAAGTAGTGACGGTAAATTAACTAGCGCCCAATTGCCTGACACTATGCAGGTTAGATTGTCCGTACTACATGAGACAGATGCTGTTTTATCTCAAGTGGTGCTAGATGCTGGAGAGATAGCCGCGCCATCTGATAAGAATTATTTGCGTCGTGGAGATGGCACAACATTAGGAGGAACAATAGTTGGAGGCGGCAATAGTTATATCGAACCATCGGTTCCGTCTTCTCCTCCGTTATTAAGCTATTCTAATGCTTCAAATAGTGGAATTCCAGCTTTTTCTCATATTACTATTATTCCTAGTCAAAAACTATATACTTTTATCAATCAGAGTGGACAAGTATTTGATTATCCTGGATTATGGTGCAATTCATTGTCTTTTACTGAAAATAATAGTTCCATCACAGGATCTTTTACAGTCAACCATGTGGTTGGCGCAGCATCTGTTGCTTGGGGAGGACTCACTAGTTGTACAGCAATAATATTTCCGGCACTAAAAATAGTAACTAGTATCATAGGGGCGGGAGCAGGATTGCCTAACAATATAAATACCTTGAGTATGCCAGAGTTAGAAGTTACTGGAGGAAATGTAACGTTTGGTGGTAATAATTTATCTACGCTAAATATTAATAAATTAATAACAGTTGGCGGAAGTTTAGCAATTACACATGCTACAGGAATACAGTCTATAGATCTTTCATCTATAAAAAATATATCTGGAGGATTTTCTTTGGGTAGTTCTTTTGTTAGTAGTTCAAATCTTAACTCTATGAAACAAATTAATTTTTCATCTTTAGAATACGTTGGCTCAATATCTATGGGCTATGCAACAAATTTCTCTGGCCTATATATGCCATCTATCAAAGTTATAAATGGAAGTATAAGTTGCAGCGCTCCTTTTTCTACAGGAATCATTGACTTTAATATGGGTTCAGGATTATTAAATTTAAATGGTAATATAACAATGACTGGTCAAAGATTGTCAACAAATTCGATAGAAAATATTTTTGTTAGATTGTCTGGACTAAATGGATTGAATGATACGATAGCTTACAGTGGAGGTAGATCTATTAATCTTTCTGGAGGAACCAGCGCTGGAATATCTAGCTTAACATCATTAGCTAGTGCTGCTAGAACAGCATTGTTGGGTAGGGGAGTAACCATTACACTTAACTCATAAAGGATCTATTATGTTTAACAATAGTGACGCAACTAAAAGTTGGAGATTAATTTATACAAATAATTTGGTATTAGAATTATTTGAATCAGAAGGTGTCACATCAACCATATATAATCTTTTCACATCTACTAGCTATCAAGATTGTCTTAATCATATACAGTCTTTAAATTTAATATTTAATACAGAAGAATCCAATGAAAATAACAGCTAGTATTAATAATGTCAAAAGTAAAATTCGTAGACCTTTTTCTTTTCTTTCTATAAAGGCTACTCCGGTCCCTAGGAGTTTAGCATCTAATACAAATTTAAGTTATGCAACTATACAGGATAAGAATTTTATTGCTTATCCATTAGGATTAATGGTAAATGATTATCAATTGTCATTAGTGACTGTTGGTGATTTTACCAATAAACAAGCAGTCTGGTCATCAAGCGATACTTCCGTTGCCACTGTTGATTCCACAGGGTACGTGTCATATGTTTCAGATGGGTCATGTTCAATAAGTTGTGTTTTTAATGAACAAGTTAAGTCTATATCATTAAATTTTTTTTCACAATATATTACATCTAATTATACCTTTTCTGACTATGTAACGAACAGCCTTGCTAAATACTTAAAAACTAATATTGACTCAATGGTATCAGGTAAAAATGCTACTACTAAAAAAAATATTTTTTTAATTCAAGATCATACAAATAATATCTATATTAGAAATTCTGACTGCTGGGCATATGGTTACGATCTTAGTGCAATAAGCCCATGGAATTCTGATGCTGGATATATGATGTCTGGTACTCTTATATCTCCAAGACACGTTTTATTTTGTAAGCACGTTTCTTTTTATCCTGCTGTCAATTCTACTATACGATTTGTAAATCTTAATAATCAGGTTATTACTAGAACACTAACAAATATTTTACCAATAGATAGTACTAATTTTTATCCTGATTTTACAATAGGTCTACTGGATTCCGATGCTACAACACAAAACCAAACCTCTACAGGAGTATCGTTTGCCAAGGTTCTTCCTGCTAATTGGTACTCATACTTACCTTCATTAGCAGCCAACACCTCCGGAACATATACTATAACAGATAGCCTTCCCGTTATGTATACTGATCAAGAAGAAAAATGTCTTTTGGCTCATTGGTTGAGAGTTGCAGGAAGTAATCCAAATCTACAAGCGGTAGAACCGGCTATTCCTAGTCATAGAGAATTATTTGAGACCGCTATCAGATTTGATAGTGGCAACCCAGTTTTTGTTATGATAAACAATCAATTGGTAATATTATCTGTACTTACCACGTCAATCGGTGGCAGTTATGTTTCTGCCTATCTTTCCACCATTAATAATGCTATGAATCAACTTGGTGGAGGATACCAACTTACAACGGTAGACCTGTCAAACTTTATAGCTTTTTAACAAGGAGATCTCAGTGTCTATAAAAAGAATAAATCAATTTCCTGATGGAAACAATAATCTGACCGGAGACGATATACTCTTGTTTATGGATAGTCCATCCGGGTCAGGAGTAACAAAAACTGCATCACTAAGTGAATTAAGCGAATTTATTACATCCAGTGGAGTAGGGATATCTTTAATATCTGGTACCGGCATATTGATTCAGAATAATCCTAATAATTATACTATTAATAGTTTAGCGTTGATTAGTAATCCTTCTGGCATCCCAGGGGCAACAGCTGTAACAAACATAGTGCAGATTAGTCAAAACGATTATAACAATCTATCAACTGTAGATCCTAATACTTTATATATTATTAATTAAGGAATACGTTATGGCAAATATGAGTAACTATCTTGAAAACAAATTGATAGATTTCTTATTGAGGGGAGTCTCTTTTACTCCTCCTACAAATCTATATATTGCTTTGTGTACTTCCTCTGTAAGCGATGCTTCAACAGGATCAAATATTCCAGAAGTCGCCGGAGGAAATTATACACGACAATCTATTGCCTCAAATTCTTCTAATTGGTCTACAACAAATGCTGATAATTCTTCTGTTAGTAGTGGAACAGGAGGGACTACAACTAATAATGCATTATCCATAACATGGACAAATGTTTCATGGAGTGGCACAGTAACGCATATGGCAATATGTGACGCCATGACAGGTGGAAATGTTTTATTTTTTGGATCTCTAGATTCTGCTAAAACTATCGCATCTGGAGATTCAGTAAGTTTTGGAATAAATACCATTAATATACAAATAGATAATTAATATGTCATATCCTAATATTAAATTTCAAACAGATCAAAGCGGAGCAAATAAAAATATTTGTTTTGGTACTGGTGTTATATTTAATTTTTCTTTAACTACTCAGTCTAATCTAGTGTCCGCAGACATAGTAATAAAAAAGGGAAGTTCTACTTCTGATAATATATCTGTATCTATTTATGATCAAAGTAATGGAGGTGGCAACTTAGTAGCATTGTGTTCTGTTGATGCCAGCAGCATTACTCAATCATACGAAACTATTATTTTTCAATTTAATAATGTTCTTTTGTTTCCCAATATTTCTTATTCTTTAGTTTTGTCATCTACTACATCCTGTACTGGTAGTGATCCGTACTCGATGAAGAGTGGTAATTTCCAAGTACTAAATTCAGAAACAGGACTATTATTAAATACTGGATATGGTATTTCTAGTAACGTGTCTAGCGTTAGTACACTATCATCTAACTTAAATGTTGTCGGACCAACACCAACACCTACGTCAACCAATGCTTTGCCTACTAGTCCCACGTCCACACCAACACCAACACCGTCTAATACATCAAATTTTGATAAACAGCCAAATATCGGCAATAAGCGAGCTATTTTAAGATTAGGTGTTAAAAACCCTAAAATATATAGAGGATCTTCTCTTATTTATAACCCTAACAATAATTAGGTGTATTTATTATTTTGAGGAGCATTATATATGGTTAAGCCAGGTTATAGAACCAGTGAATTCTGGTTTACTGTTGTAAGCTTTATTTTTAGTGGTTTATATCTCATTGGAGCAATAGGAGATAATAGCCAAAAAGAAGATCTTATACGAGATGTTAGTCATGGAGTAGAGAGTGTTATTTTAATTGGTGGTCAATTGGCTATCTTATGGAAATATATTAATAGTAGAAAAGAAATTAAAAAAACTTGGTGGGATACAGCTAGTGCAGAAGAGCGAGTCATGGCAGATCAAATCAACGATAAAGGTAATACCAAAAATGTTAAACCAAAACCTAAATCTACAAGAACTTCTAAAACCAGAAATAGAAAAACTAATCAGCCAAAGTAAAGAATCTTTGGGTCAAGTTAAAAAAGTAGCCTTAGATCAGGCTTGGAAATTATTGCAGTTGGCAACAGCTAATGTAGTCCAAACTATAGAAAATAGCAATACAAATTTAGCTGGAAAAGATAAAAAAACTATAGCTTTGACATTATTATCACAATTCTATGATAGTGTTTTTGTTGTTATTGATATCCCATTTGTTCCTTCTGTCCTGACTCCTATTATAAAGGGTGCTATCAAAGGTATTTTGATGGTTATGGTTGGAGCAAGTATAGATGCCTTGGTAACTACATTCAGACAAATTGGTATTTTCGAAGACCCTAGTTCTCCTAAACAATTATCCGTTAACAAAAAAAATAGCAAAAGGAAAAAGAAATGAATCTCAATTATACAGAAACTTTTGATCAATTTGCCAGCAGATTATCGACCACAGACTTAGCTTTGTACGCTGGTGCGGGCATTATCATCTGGGTTTTATTCAAAGAAAAGCTAAGCCCAGTAAGCTCATACATTTCATCATTACTAGCTAAATTTAAAAATACTAATAATACTGTCAATATCAGTCCAGTAGTTGTTCCAGAGGTTTCTCCAGTAGCAGTGAATAAAAATGACAAAGAAGATACGTTTTTCAAACTAGTAGTATCTTGGAAACAAACACGAGATCTAGCAGTTGCAAGCGGCTGCCAAGAAGCCGTAAAAGTTGCTGATCAAATGTTTCCATTTTTATCTCCAAATGTTTGTTCTAAAGAAAAGGTGCAGGCATGAAAAATTTAAATTTAGTTCTATTATTAGCTGGAGCACTTTTGCTTGGTGTTGGCTTATTAAAGCCTAATATCTCAAATATATTTCCAAATAAATCAGTAGTTATAGAGCCAGCCAATTTATCTGAACCGTCAGCAAATTTAAGAGCAGAAGCAGACAATGTTATCCAGGCTCTTTCTGCTGACAGTGACAGAAAAATTGATGGTAAAAATTTAGCACAATTATATATCGATATGGCTACTTTGGTTTCTCTTGATGGTGAAGATCAGGTGATAACAAATACAGAAGAAATTAGACAGGCAAATAGATTATCTGGACTAATGCTTCATTTAGACATCAAAGGGAAATATCCAGAACTTGCGAGTGCTGCTCAAAAACTAGTAGTCAAAGCTATAGGAGATGATCAAGTATTATTAAACAGTGATCTAAGAGCAAAAGCTGTAGAAGGATTCAAGGCTTTGGCGTGGGCCTGTAATGAAGGGAGCAAATGATGCCTCGTTATACTCCTAATGAATTATACAATAATTATCGCAAAGGATTTAGCGGATGTCTTTGGGAACAGCATGTATATGATCATCTTATAGAAGTTAGTAAATATCCATTATTTGGAGATGCTAATAAAAAAATTAAGAGCAGTGGAAAAGGTAAATTATCCACACCATATAAAAGTGTATTAAAATTTGATAAAAAAGCTTATGAAGAAAGACAAACGACTGGAGATTGTGTTAGTCACGCAACACGTAATGCTTGTGATGTTTCCCGAGCTGTAGAAATAGATGTGCATGGAGAAAGAGAAGCTTGGATAGCAAGGGGCGCAACAGAAGCAATCTATGGAGCCAGAGGTCATGGTGGACAAGGAATGAGTTGCGCAAGGGCGGCTGAGTTTGTTAGTAAGAATGGCGGGATAGTACTCAGAAAAAACTATAAAGGCGTAGCTGATTTTACTAAATATAATGGAAATCTAGGTGCCGGTTGGGGAGGTAGGGGATTACCAGATCCTGTTATTGATTTAGCTAATGATCATCAAATTAAGACTGTAAGCTTAGTTAGAACAATAGAAGAAGCTAGAGACGCTATAGCTAATGGTTATGGCTTGGCGGTATGTTCTAACTATGGTTTTAGTAATAAGAGAGATAAAAAGGGAATTGCCAATACTAGCGGCAATTGGGCTCATGCTATGGCTTGGATAGCCTGTGATGATACTGGTAGTGAGCCATTATTCTTGGTGCAAAATAGTTGGGGTAAGTGGAATGATGGTGGTCATCCAGAATGGGGTCCAATCCCTGATGGATCTTTTTTGATACGAGCAGAGGTAGCTGCTGGAATGTTAGCTGCTAATGGTAGTTATGCATTCAGTAATTTTGATGGCTTTCCTTTACAAAAACTTCCTTCGTATGGTTTTGAGGATTATTTATGAATCTTAGAGACAAGCTAGAATTAAGAGCTATTATTAGGCTTTTTGTTAATGTTATAGAGAGATTGGCTAAAGTCCTATTATCTTTTAAAAAATCAGAACCAATCTCGCCAAAACCCAGACCTAAAATATTGCCATGGAGAAATAAAAATGAATAAAATAATACCTTGTATATTAATATGCTCAACGGCATTATTCGGATCCTATGGATACAATGGGTCTACTGTTTCTGCGGTAACATTAGCCGGAGGCATTATTAAAGCGCAGAATGTCGATATTGTCCACAAGTACAAGAGAAAAGATTGTCCTGTTTGTTTAGGTAAGGGTTGGTACATGAGTGGTGATAAAATTACTAAAGTAGATTGTGGATATTGTGAGCCTACAAAAACAGCCGCACCTACATCATCTATAATTCGTCGTTGAAAGGTATCCTATGTCAAAATCAAATGATAAAAAATTAGAAGCCATTGCTAAAAAAATTCTCAAGCAAGCTAGTATTCCAGAAGATAAAAAATTTGGCTCTGTGATTGCTATATTAATGGTTATTAGTATTACTTTAACTATTATTAGAGTTATACAAGAATGTAATAAAAATAAAACTGAAAACATGACAGCTCAAGACAAGAGTAATATTTATGGTGCAGAAATTAGAGGCTATAGTAAAAAAAGGGGTTGGTTTACTAGGCTCCGCATAAAGCGTATTATCAAACAAAATATGAGTAAAGATGATTATAATAAATATGGCATCAAACTCACAGAGATTCTGTTAGACTCAGGAGAAGTTCTCACGGATGATGAGGCATTAACACTAGTGGAGGCAGCAAATGTTTAATATTCTAATATGGTGTGTTTATGGTATTTTCGTTGGAAGTATAGCCAAAAGCTTAGTTCCCGGCGAAGAAAACTTTGGATTCTTAAAAACTGTAGCTCTTGGTGTTGTTGGGTCTTATATGGGTGGTGCGGTATGTTATATGTTGGGACAATATAATACTCTTGAGCCAGCTGGTATATTCATGGGTGTTGCTGGATCGGTTTTATCAATTGTACTATATAACAAGCTAACTAAAGAAGCTTAAATTTTATTCAATAGGACTATATGAAATACTTAGAGGAATTGAATCCAGGGGATTCTATGGAATTAAATAATGAATATTACATTGTTACTTCTGATTTTAAAAATGATGGAAGTAAAATGTGTGTATCTCTAAAAACAGGGTTTTGCAGATATCTCAAACCCGATGCTATTGTTAATAGTCTCCCTTTATATTTTCTAGATAAAGAATCCAATGTTGTTCCCATTAAACCAATTCTAAAAGAGCAGATCTAGTAAATTAGCTCGCAATCTATGAAATGGCAGTCTAATCAATATACTCAAGCTCTCCTTCATGAGTATAAATATTTGATCCCAAAGGATTTTGACTTCCAGACGTATATCTCCTTTTATCCAGATCTAATATCTGCTGAAATAGACAGTGAACAGAAAGCCATGGAGCATTATTTATTTTTTGGACACAACGAAAACAGGATATACAAAAAAGATCATTTAGTATTACCAATCAAGGCAGATTTTATAAACGGTTCTATCCCAGAAATATGGAACAACAAAAATAAAAATTTATTGTATTTTTCTCCAAATGCTCCTGATTTTGATATGAGTGGAGGAGGAAATAGATTGTTACAAATATTGACCATACTTAAAAAGAAATTTAAATACAATGTTTGGTTTTTATGTAATGGATATCTCAAGAAACACCACATAGATGCTGTTAAACAACTAGATATCCCTATTTTTTTGGCAGACGCAAAAAACGATGTATATTTAGATCAATATCTTAAAGAAGCAATTCAACAAAACATTATATTTAATAATGCTATTTTCTCTTGGTATGATATGGGTAGACAATACATTGATATTGTAAAATCATATTATCCTGATATCAAAATTATTGTTGATAGCGTTGATGTTCATTGGCTTAGAGAAGAAAGAGGTAGGCAGCTTGGCGCTTATCCAATTAAAAGTGACTTATTAACAACGAAAAAGACTATGGAAAAATCAGTGTATGTCTCTGCTAATGTTGTTCTTGCGGTCACAGAAAATGACAAAAGAGAAATACATAAAGAGCTTGGTTACGGAATTAATGTTAAAATACTAAGTAGTATACATAAAAATTATTCTATAAAAATAGGAACGGACATATTATTTGTTGGTAATTATCAACATCAACCTAATATACAATGTGTTCAAAATTGTATCAAAATATACAAACAATTTATTGGAACACCAACTTATAAACAACTAAAAATAAAACCCAAATTATTGCTTGTGGGTTCAGGATTGCCAGAAAACATTATAAAAGAGATTGATGGAAATGATTCTATTGTGTATTTAGGACAGGTCAATGATCTTCGTAAGGTATACAGCAAAAGCTCATTGTTAATAGCTCCTATTACCTGGGGTGCTGGTATAAAATGTAAAATATGCGATGCTGCTATGTGCGGTTTACCTATTTTGACATCAGATATTGGTAATGAAGGTATTAATCTAATAGATCAAGAATCTGGATTGATAGCAAATACGAATAAAGAGTTTGTCAAAAAGTTAATTAATTTTTTTGAATTTAATCATAGACAAAAAATATCATTAGGTAAAAAAGGAAAAGAACAAGTTAAAAAAATAGCGTCTATTACAGCAGCAGAAGATTGTTTAAAACACTGTCTAGAAGATAAACATATTTTACTGAGTATAGTTACTTATAATCAACCTAAAAAATTACAACAATGTTTAGATAGTATAATCAATAAAACAAAATATATTAACTATACTATTTTTATTACAGACAATAGCTCTGATCAGCAAACCAAAAAACTCATTAAAAAATATCAAAAACAATATCCAAAATTAATACAATACAAAAAAAATAAAACGA